CCCATTCTTCCCACCATTCTTCCCATTCTTCCCACCATTCTTCCCACCATTCTTCCCATTCTTCCCACCATTCTTCCCGTTCTTCCCACCGTTCTTCCCGTTCTTCCCGTTCTTCCCACCTTTCTTCCCATTCTTCCCACCGTTCTTCCCATTCTTCCCGTTTTTCCCACCGTTCTTCCCATTCTTCCCACCGTTCTTCCCGTTCTTCCCGTTCTTCCCACCTTTCTTCCCATTCTTCCCACCGTTCTTCCCGTTCTTCCCAACATTTTCTGGCGGAGGTTGCCCATCATGTACATATTCTAACTGTTTACGATACGGCGGATTCTGTTCTTGTGGATGTATCGTATAATGAGGAAATTAAATAAAAACCAATATGATATACTTAGTAATAAGAAAAGAGGCAACAAATGAAATATTTATTTTTAACAGAACCAGATAGCAATGGAGTTTCAGAAGTTTTTCATTCTGTAATTTTGCTAGAAAATTTAGCGCCTGAAGCAATCGTTTCAAGATGGAATAGTATGACAACTGCCTCAACAGTAATTGGACGAGTATTGGTTGATAAAGAAAATGTTGTAGCAACTGCAATCTGGGATGAAGCAACTGAAAGCCTAACACTTCCTGAAGGAATTCCAGCAGATTCTGTACTTCCTGTAAAAAGTCTAGGTTTTGCATTTTTTATAGATAACGTTCTTACAGCCTATATCCAGGGTAAGCCAAATAGCGTAACTGCTGAAAAGTTTACAGCAGCCTTGACCGCACCAGTTAAAGTTATGAAGGTTGAGGATACAGACCCACAAGACTTGGGGTATACCTATGACGGAACAAGTTTTACCCCTCCATTAGAAAATTAATTAATTTAAAATGACCAATGCCTGGGAAAAATGGAAACAATCTTTAGGCGAATCAAGACCATGGCACCTTCTTGATGAAGAGTTAAGAATAACAGATCAAACAAAGATAGATAAAAGAATGGAAATATGTAGGGCATGTCCTAATTTTATTAGTCTTACAACAATGTGCAAAGAGTGCGGGTGCGTAATGAAAGCAAAAACAACTCTTGCAAATGCCGAATGTCCTATTGGAAAATGGCATAAAGAAGAGCGCTAGCCCTTAATATTCTTAAGACTTTTTACTACTATAATGATATAATAGGTATATAACAGAAAGGTTCATATTATGTATGACGAAAACGATAACTACTGGTTTACAAAAGATAGATCAGAAACTGCATCAAATAGAGTTCCAGCAAGACAATTAGACCAAAGTGTTAGTGTTGAAAATCTTGGGTTAGGGCTACATGTTTATCACAATACATTTTCATTAAATGACGCAAATAGATATATCGATACTCTTGAATCAAACCTTTCAACTGGCGGTAAATATAAATGGTCTGAAGCACAAGTAACAAATTCTGATGTGCCAATTAAAAAGGCAAGAGATTGCGTAGACTTTAAATACAAGCAAGAAAATCTCGGACCAAAAAATGAAACAAATTCTGAATTAATTGACCTACATGAAGAGATATATCAAAAACTTAAATACTGTATAGATGACTATGCAAAGTACTGGGGAATTAATGTAACCTATTACGAAGCATTTAATTTTGTAAAGTATGAAGGAGCAGGGACTCACTTTAATATTCATGCTGATCATGGACCTGCCTACAATTGCACGGTATCTGCAGTTATATATATTAACGACGATTACGAAGGTGGAGACTTAAAGTTTCCAAGACTAGATAACTTAGTATATAAGCCAAGAGTAGGAGACATAGCAGTCTTCCCATCAAACTATATATATGAACATGCGTCACTTCCTATGGAATCAGGAACAAAATATTGCGTTGTCATTATGACAGATATCAATGAACTGAGCCACTAGTGGATTCAGAAAAATTCAAGGTAGCAATATTTAGATCATTTAGACCATGGCTAAATAAAGATAGTAAGTCTCTTCCAGGACCTACACAGGGGACTATTCCTGAATGGTATAAAGATGCAGATAGGTTTGCTAAAATGCCAAATGGAGAATACTATAAAGCACCGAAAGAGGTATGCCCTTTTCCTAAAGAAGGGACAACTGATGATTATGGGAAAATTCCTACATGGAAAGCATGTCCTGCAATTATGGATGCATTTTCAACAGGGTATGTTTTTAAAACTCCTTGTGATTTAGTATTTTTTAAAAATGCTCAAGGTAACATTGATATTAAAATTGAAGACGCTAAGTATAAAGATTTTTGTACACAAAGACCTCCAATGCCACAATTTGAACATCCAAAAGGATATTACAGGTATCACTTTGCTTGGTCTCCAGATTGGGGCCTAGAGTTACCAGATGGCTACAGTGCTTTATTTATGACACCAATGAATAGGTTTGATCTGCCATTTATGAATACAACTGGAATTGTTGATTCTGATAAGGTTCACCTTCTTGGAAGTTTCCCATTTTTTATTCCAGAAGGATGGGAAGGAACAGTTCCAGCAGGAACCCCGTATCTGCAGGTTCTTCCTTTTAAAAGAGAAAACTGGGAGCACACAACAGAAATTTTAAACCACTCAGACATATATGGTAAAATGGTAGATAACGCAAACTTCTATCGTCAGCCTGATGGCGGGGTATATAAAAATAAAGTTTGGTCAAGAAGAGAATATAGATAAGGGATATATCATGCAAACATGGACAGATAAGCAAGACCTTGGCAATGGAATCTTTTGCTACAAGGGTGTAATCAAAAAAGAGATTGATGTTATTAATAGACTAGAGTCTAATCTTAAGCCTGTAGGAGATACCACAGGATATGCTTGGCTACCTGCGTATGTGGGCTACAAGCAGTTAATGCCAGATTATAGAGATTGTAATGATTTTAAGTTTAAGAAAACAGATATAGAGTATGATAAAAGCCCTACAAGTTTAAAACTTCAGGAACTGTGGCAAGATGTATACGACGCACAGGCACCAGCAGTTGAAGACTATTGCAAGATCCACAACATTCATGAACTAAAGTACTGGGAAGCGTTTAACTTTATTAAGTATGGGCCAGGCCAGCACTTCCAAGAGCACCATGACCACGGGTTTTCATACAACTGTACAGTATCATTAGTTGCATACGTTAACGATGATTATGACGGTGGAGAATTAAACTTTAGACTACAGGGCTTGACAGTTAAGCCAGAGGCTGGAGATCTATTCATCTTTCCATCAACCTTTATGTATCCTCATCGTGCAATGCCAGTACACTCAGGAACAAAGTACTCAATCGTTACCATGCTTGACTACAACAAGAAGTTTCACACACCTGAAATGTATGTAGCGGATAAAGATTAATGTACAATATCTCAGTAGAAAAGGCTCCAGGTTGCATATTTGAAATTAGCCCTATGTCTATTAAAAGAGACTGGATGGACGCTACTTCAGAAAACCATGCCTACAGATGCTTTCCAGTAACGCAAGCAAATGTAGTTGGATACAGCCTTTCCTGCAAAGAAGATATAGAGTTTATTTGGGATGGAGTTAATGACCAGACACAGGATAGAGTTACAATCTTTAATCCAGAAAGGGCGTATTCTGGAAGAGGTCAGTCATCAGTAAGTCTAGACACAGGTTTAATATTTAGGACTACAGAAGAACTTAGTATCCTAACTATAAACCCAGTAAACTATTTTAGCGATGACTTTGAAACTATGTCTTCTATGATTAGCACATCCTTTTATGACAACCCCTTGCCATTAGCAATCAAAGCAAAGGCTGCAAATAAAAGAGTTGTCATTAAGGCTGGAACACCAGTTGCAACAATTATTCCAATATCTTTAACTCAATTAAATAACACAGTTATTACTATGACTGATTACAATGATGAAGATAGAAAACGTGTAGAGGCAAATATCTCTTATGGCAAGGCAGCCCAAGTTTTAAATTCAACTGGAGAATGGACAGACTGGTACAGAAATGCAGTTAATGAAAAGCAAGAGTCTCTTGGATCACACGAAGTAAAAACACTGAAACTTATCGTAGAAGACAAAACAAGTGAGGGTAGATAATGGATGAACTAAACCATATACATTTTGACATAGTTAATGATTATGTTAAAAACTCTAAAGAAGGAAAAGTCAGTCACTACATGATAACTGTATCAAGAGATGGTGAGTCTCCTGTAAGATCTATCATATCATTTGACAATATAGCCCAGGCTTTAGAGGGTTACGAGATGTATCAGGACGCAGGGTTTGCAAAAGAATACCTAACAGTTTCAATGTATGAACCATCTGGAAAGATTAATACAAAGGTTTTAAAAAGAAATCATGCAGGAGATCCATCATTTGTAAGGCAAAACTATATTGATACAGTTGAGGCATTACACAAGGTTAAAGATAAGTTAGATAAAAAAGATTATGAAGACCTATGCATTAAGATTGTGACCTCATTTGCAAAAGACAATTGGAGATTTAATGCAGAAAGATTCTTAAAACAACTAGAGATAGAGAGGACATTGTAGGTCAAAACCCTATGATATAATTCAATTATGGACAAAATGGATGCTTCTGTTGTAATTAGAAAGCCGTCACTGACACCTTCTGGTTGGTTTGGCAATGGCAAAGATATGATTGTTGAGTTAGAGAACTTTATGACTCAAGAAGAAATGGATTTTTTAGAAAAGGCTGCAAAGTCTTTAACAATTTGGGATGTAACTCAAAGCCATGTTAACGAAAACGGAACAGTAGTTTATGACTCTGAATACTGGAAAGACCGAGTAGCAACTAGTCCAACTTTAGATAAAAATGATCCAACAATTGCACCAGTAATTGCAGGACTGTTTCAAAGGCTTAAGCCGATAGTTGAAGAGTTCTATAAGGTAAAGGTTACCCCTACTGGCACAACTATCGTTAGATGGCTCCCAGGCCAGTTTCAGAACCCTCATGCAGACAAGGAACTACACGAAGGACCAGATGCTGGACTTCCAAACGACTTCCCAAACTATGATCTTTCAAGTCTATTTTATTTAAATGAAGACTATGAAGGTGGGGAGTTATATTTCCCACTACAAGATGTAAAGTTTAAGCCTAAAAAAGGAGCAGCGTATTTTTTCCCAGGGGATATGAATTATGTTCATGGAGTAACAGAGATTAAAAGCGGTATTAGATACACATGTCCATTCTTTTGGGAGATTACAGAGCACACAGGAGATAGAAAGCCATGACAGAAAAATTCCTAGAACATGTTGAACTTTATCCAAAAATATTTGTATACAAGAATCTATTTAAAGATATTTCAAAAACACTTGAGATTTTAAAAGATGAAAGTGAAGATGCAATATTTAGTCCTTGGACTAAGTGGTCTCACTTTGGCGAATACATGAATCCGCTATTTAAAGATTATGCACACACAATGAGTATTGAAGAAATTAGGAAGATAAAAACAAAGACAGAAAAAGAAGAAGCACAAAAACTTGCAGTGCTAGAAGTCTTTGAAAACTTTCATTTAGCCACACAAGATTACATACTTAAAAACAATGTTGATTTTGATAAAGAAAAAATCTTAGTAAATCGTGAAGGAGAATCTTTTAATCAGTGGACAACTAATGGCCCAGCAATAGCAAGATATAAGACGGACATGGAAGAACCACTGGCAATGGCATATCATTCTGACTTTGTTAGAGAGCCAATTGTAAGCCCAGGTTATAAATTTGGAATTACCGCTTTAACATATTTTAATGATGACTACGAGGGTGGAGAGATTGACTTTATTGTTGATGGAGAAGCCTATATGTACAAGCCAGAAGCAGGAGACTACTTAATATTTCCATCTGGACATCCAGATATCTTGACTAAAGAAGGCCAAGTATATCTACATGGCGTAATGCCAGCAAAGGGAGAAAAGAAATATATTTCCAGAATGTATTGGATGAAGTATGAGATTGGTGACGATGAGTGGTTTGAGAAAGAGGTTGAATTTGGAAAGGATGTTTGGAAAGATATGCAGCCAGACATTATGCAAAAATTTAGAGATGCTCACCCAAACAAAATGAATGCTGATAAAGAAAAGAGAATAAAATGAACCTAGAAAATAAGAAAAGAATTACAAAGGATATTGTTGTTTATGAAAACTTTATTGACGAAGAAACTTGTCAAAAAATGATAGAGGCGTTAGATGCTCAGGCAGATAACGGAAAAATCTCTTGGATGCCAATATCATTCTATGAGTCATATTCTTCTGTTCTTCCACAAGACAACGATCAAGAAGTTATTGATGCTGGACTTGATCCAACAATTTTTTCAGATATTGAAAAAGTAATGTATAAAGCAATTGCTTCCGTACATGATTTAGATCCAAAAATAATTTCTAAGATTGGTTACCATACGCAAAAATGGGAACCAGGAGCATATGCTAGAATTCACTCCGACAACACGGACGAGACAGGAAAGTCTGGAGCATTTACAAGAAGCAGATATGCAGGCTTTCTTTATTTAAATGATAACTTTGAAGGAGGACTTTTAAAGTTTCCAAGTCAAGATTTAGAGATACAACCAAAGGTTGGAATGCTTGCTGTATTTGACGGGGGATTTAACAACATGCACGAAGTATCACTTATCACAAGTGGGGTAAGATATACCATTGGGTCTTTCTGGGATGACAGAGAAGAGTCTGCATATCCACAAGAATTAAGAGATGAATGGGCTGCAGAAATGAAAGAGACTAGAGCCAAGCAAGAAATTGAAAGAGCCGAGTGGCAAGAACTTCTAAAAGAAGGCTGGAAGTTGGATGCTGATGGAAACAAGTACAAGGTAGAGGGAAAGTAAATGGAGGTCTTTTTAAAGAAAGAGTTTGATGATGCAGGATATGATACTGAAGTCTTTCACGATGGTATTTTGTTTATTAAGGACTTCTTAAGAGATAATGAACTAGATACTTTATTGGAAATAATTAAAACAACTCCTAACGAAGATTGGTCTATAGAGTATACAAAGAACCTTGCTAGATTCTGCATGGAAAAATTTGGACGAGATGATGTTGATAATTTGGTTGCTGAAGGCAAGTTTGAAATAACCCAGGGATGGGAAGATAAAAATTTAGACATTACGCATAAAGAAATTAGCAGAAAACTTCAGTTAAGACTTGGAGACTTAATATCTTTATCAGACAACACTCTAGAACTCGCTGGCTTTGGAACGCTGCAAAGAATGCAGCCAGGGGTAGAACTAAAAGCACATACAGATCAGCATACAGACCCATCGATTAAATATGCTGCTATACTGTATATTAACGATGACTATAAGGATGGAACTCTATTCTTTAAGAATAAAGAAAATTCAGACTTAAGGCCAGAACCAGGAACATTACTTCTTTTTCCAGGAAATGAAGAATATGAACACGGGGTTCGTTTTGTAACAGAGGGACCCATTCGCTATGTTACGGTAGGCTTTATAAAAGTTACAGGTTTTTATGAAGAAAATAAATTCTAAGGAGATACAAAATGGACAGAGAAATACTTGAAGAAAAGGTTTACTATTACACAAACGTAATCGAAGACCCAAAGAAACTTGTTGAGGCAATTGAAAATGATAACAAAGATCCTTGGGGCGAATGGATGGCGTGTAGTGGTCAAGAGTATATCTATGGAACAGATAAGAATATTGCTTTAACTCCAGATGCTGACGAAAAAGACAAGTATATTTATGATACTTTGCAAAAAGCATTTGATGACGTAGCAAGAGATTATGCTGCTGCTCACGGAATCACAGATGAGCCAAAACTATTTCCACAGTATCCAATTAAAAAATATAAAGCAGGAACGTTTATGGGCGCACATTTTGATCAGCAAGAGGGAGACGAAAGACTTAAAGTTTCTTTCGTAATGTATCTTAACGATGATTATGAAGGTGGAGAAATTTCTTTTACAATCAGAGATCCAAAGGGTCCTATTCAAGGTCCAACTCCAGATTCAGATTTTTCCAATGCAGATAAATCAGCCTATCAGTTTGCAGTTAAGCCAAAAGCAGGAAGTATTATTGTATTTCCTCCATCACCACCTTACCACCACACAGCACACTTAGTCAAGAGTGGTGAAAAGATTATGGTTCCGCAACACTGGATTCACTAATTCTGTTATTGAATTAGTTTTTAAATAACTATCAACAATACATTTAGGTAGAGTTTTACTTTTCATAAAACTCTGCTATACTTAAGACTATTCCGTTTTTGAAAGGACGATACACATGTCAGATTTTTTTAGTTTTAGACTTCCAGAAGATTTTATAGATAAATATGTTTCTGCTCCAAGCCCTTTTGGGTTTAAGGATGCAGCAGAAAACTCTTTAGGAGAGATTACATTTATCCGTACTTATTCTCGCATGAAGGATAATGGAACTAAGGAAAGATGGCATGAAGTTTGTCGTCGAGTAATCGAGGGTATGTACTCAGTACAAAAGAATCATGCTAAAGAAAATCGTTTACCATGGAATGATTACAAGGCTCAGAAGTCTGCACAAGAAGCATTCCAAAGAATGTTTGAATTAAAGTGGACACCGCCAGGACGAGGCATGTGGGCTTTTGGAACTCCTATGGTAATGGAGAAAAAGAATTCAGCAGCACTACAGAATTGTGCAATGGTATCTACAAAGGACCTTGACAAGAATGATCCAGGAGCCTTATTTGCTTGGGTTATGGACGCTCTTATGCTTGGAATTGGTGTAGGGTTTGATACAGTAGGACAGGATAAGCATTTCTCAATCTATTCCCCAACAGAGCCTGAACAGGTGTTCGAAATTCCAGACACTCGTGAAGGATGGGTAGAGTCGGTTAGACTTCTCATTAACTCTTACCTAAGAGCAAATCAAAGTATTCAGAAATTTAACTACGATCTAATTAGACCTCTTGGAGCGCCCATAAAGGGCTTTGGAGGCGTTGCATCAGGACCTGCACCTCTTATCAAGTTGCACGACTATATAGACCGTGTAATAGGCTCCAGGGTAGGTGAAACACTAGACTCTCGTGCTATCGTAGACCTAGTAAACCTTATTGGTACCTGTGTGGTATCAGGCAATGTCCGTCGATCAGCAACTCTCGCTTTGGGTAATGCGGGAGATGAAACATTCATGAACCTAAAAAACTCAGAGTTATTCCCAGAGCGTAACTCATTTAATCCAGATAATCCAGGATGGGCTTGGATGTCTAATAATTCTATTTCAGCAGAAGTAGGAACAAAGTACGAAGACTATGTGGATTTAGTTACAGAAAATGGAGAGCCAGGTTTTATCTGGCTTGACGTTGCTCGTAATTATGGCAGACTAAAGGATGCGCCAGATGGAAAAGACTATCGTGTGATGGGCTTTAATCCCTGTGCGGAGCAGCCATTGGAGTCATACGAATTATGTACACTTGTAGAAGTACATTTGAATCGTCATGAATCTAAGGAGGACTTCCTGCGTACCCTGAAGTTTGCATATCTTTATGGAAAGACTGTAACACTTGTTCCAACACACTGGCCACAAACAAACGGTATCATGCAGCGCAACCGTCGTATTGGTACATCACTTACTGGTATTGCATCATTTGCAGACCAAAAGGGTTTGCCAGTTGTTCGTGAATGGATGGACGAAGGATACAACAAGATTCGTCACTATGATCACCAGTATTCAGAATGGCTATGTGTCCGTGAATCAATTCGTGTAACAACAGTTAAGCCATCAGGATCAGTTTCAATTCTTTCTGGTGCAACTCCTGGAGTTCACTGGGGTCCTGGAGGAAACTTCTTCCTTCGTGCTGTTCGATTTGGAACTACAGATCCAATGATCCATTTGTTTAAAGCAGCAGGGTACACAATTGAAGACGATGTTGTATCAGCAAATACATCAGTAGTTTACTTCCCAATCAAGTCAGGTCATCCAAGATCTGAAAAGGATGTAACATTATTTGAAAAGATTGCTCTTGCTGCAACTGCTCAGAAGTACTGGTCTGACAATGGTGTTTCTGTAACATTGTCATTTGATAAGGAAACAGAATCAAAGCATATTGTTCCAGCACTCAATATGTACGAGGGGCAACTAAAGGCCGTTTCATTCCTTCCAATGGGAAATACGGTTTATCCACAGCAACCTTATACTCAGATTACTGAAGAGCAATATGAGTCATATATTGGTAAGTTAAAGCACATTAATTTTGCTGCAATTTACGACGGTGTAGATAATCTTGAGGCTCAAGGTGAATCATACTGTACAACAGATTACTGTGAAATTAAAATAAACAAGTAGTCTTCTGTGGTAAAATAGACCTATAATGTCTACTCCATCAAACCTATATGCAGAAAAGGTGTTTGCCGAACACCCAACTGGCCTCTGGGCATTAGACGATAACGCAGACTATATTTCTTTAATTTCAGAACCTAAAAGAGTTCTTTCTGATGCCACAAAGTGGGACGTAGTTGGCGGAACAGTTGCTGACTATCCAGAGTCTATAGGGGAGCCATTTCTTGGCAGTTATGTTGGACGAATTACTGCAAATCAAACAACCAGTAAAACCGCATCAGTAACTTTGACAAGCAAAGATATTTTTAATATAAAAGATTTTAATGAATATCTTAGGACATTTTCTGTAGGAGCATATTTTTATTCAGAGACTGCATATGTTTCTGGGTTTGAAATTGGATATCAATATACAGATCAAACTAGCAATCAGGTTATAACTCATCTTAAGAACTTCGATACAGTTATAAATAGCAACTGGGTTTTTATATCAGAAACTTTTGATGCTCCTCCAGATGATACAGCAATTAGACTTATACTTAAGATGAACTATGTGGGAGCCCCCGATTCAGAAAATGTTTTTAGAATAAATGGACTAACTTTAGGTCAGTGGTCAGAAGAGTTTGCATCAACATCTTTAGGAACAACACCAATAGACATTCCATCAACAATTTCAATACAGCCACAAAAAGGACTTATTGCAAGATGTTACGGTCTTCAAGAGTTAAATGGTTATTATCTTATATCTGACAATATGTTAAAGGCAAAGAATGCTGGCATGCCTATTGTTTATGGAACTCCAGGGCACACAACTTTATACCCCAATAACAATCTTCCATCCCTTATCGTTCCTGGAGTTGGTATGCTAAATGAGGCTGGACAGTTTAAGCAATATACCCTTGAAACCTGGATAAGAATAAACTCCTATACAAATGAAACTAAAAGAATTATTGGACCAATTGGATCAAACGACGGTATATATGTAGATGGGCCATCAATAGGTTTAAAGGTTAATAACCAATACAAAACAAACTATATTGGAGAATGGACAAGGCCAATGCTTATCCATTTAAAGGTTAGTAAAGACGCTGCCTCTTTATTGATTAATGGTGAAGAAGTAATCTCTATTGCATATTCACAAGACTTGGCAGTGCTTCCAAGCGAGTTAGATTCTAATGGAAAGAATCAAGACTGGATAGGTTTCTACGCATACGATGATGTTTCTCCAATAGATATAGACTGCGTTGGCATTTATCCATACCTAGTTGCAAGTGCTGTTGCAAAAAGAAGGTTTGTTTTTGGCCAAGGTGTTGAAATACCAGAAAATATTAATACATCGTATAGCGGAACTTCTATTGCAATTGATTATTCTTTTGCAGACTATACTGCAAACTACTCATACCCAGATATGGGCAATTGGAATCAAGGGTTTAGTGATAACATTACAACTGCAAATAGAGCAATTTCCGTAATTAATCATCCGCTTCCAAAGATTGTTTTATCATCAAAAACAGAAAAACAGTTATTTGAAGATAATAAAATTGCTAACGATACGGCAAACATAAACAGTTTCTTCTACGATGAAAAAGATTATTTTTCTTTTAAACCAAATGATACTTGGAATAGCACTAGCGGACATCTTTTCTTTGAAAATTTTGACTTTTTACAAACCTCAATTTCTGCATTCTATGGATGTTTCCAGTTAAAAGGAAATGTAACAGACTCTCAAACACTTTTTAAGATTGAAAAAGAAAGCACATCAAACTCTTTTGTTATACAGGTAAAGAATAACACTCTAGAATACATAATCAATACGAATGGTAATTCAGAAACCCTGTACTCTTCTCAAGTTTTGGAGGCAAATGACTTTTTTGAGGTTGGCATTAATATTCCAAGATTTGTAGAATTGTTTGGAAATCCAGTAGCAGAGTTCTTTGGATCTTTAGCAGACTTAAGGCTCTACGTTGCAGGAGAAAAAGACAACACAAAATCATTTACTGGCAAAATATATAATATTGGATTTGCAACAAAGTATAATTTTCAAAAAATAAAAACCTTGTTTAACTCGGTTGGTGTTCCAAGGCTTCACGAAGACATATTTTTTGTATATCAAAAAAATCAAATCATAGATATAGACGGAGGATATGATACTGTATCACAACCTCCTTACGGTGGTCTAACTGACCTAGTTCCTGGAGCACTTTCTGGTGGAGGAGTTATACCTTTAGAAGAGGATTATTTGTTTGAGCACACAGCCAGTTATACTTTGGCCCCAGATATTTTATTTGAAACATATAGTCTTGCAATAGCAGCCAATGGATATTGGGAAGACAATCTTCCACTCACATATTTTGCAGAGTCTGTTTTTGATAAACGAGGAGACCAGTATTTTGATCTTGATTTTATACAGTTTAACGTAAACTATCCAATACCATCAAAAACTCTTGCCATAGAAACAACTCCAGTTGATTGGACATATTCAGATCTTGCAACTGAATATGGTGTGCCAATTCAAAGAACTTACGAGTCATTAGATAATTATTTATTTACAGGGTATAACGATTATGAAGATTTAAAAAATAAAATAGCAAAAGACTATAAGTATGATACAGATGGAGCATTAGCAAAAACTTATGTTACTTTTCAATACACAGAACTTGGAGCAAATGCGGTAACAGACTATTTTGTTAAAATAGAAAGACCATCAAGAAATGGAGTTTTGATTCCAGGAACCGATTGGATGACAACCAAATATGAAGTAGTAGATAATATGATTATCTATCCACCATCAGGAGTTGACTTTAATGATCTATCAATTGTTACACACATAGATGTAAATGTAAAAAACTCTTTAGTCAATAACGTAAGCATTAAGAAATTATCTTATGCCTCTCAAGCATTAAATGAATCTGATGCAAGTCCAATAGGAACAACATTTGGAACTCCTATTTATCCATATACAAAAACTGGAATTTATTATAATTTTAAAAAGAACAATCCTTTTTCAATTTATACGGGATCATCACCATATCTATATTTAACAAAAACAAGTGGAGTACAACTAAAAGGAACATATGATCCGCTAGTAAATAGAGGACTTATGATTCCAATTAATACAAGCAGAGCAGATGGATTTAAAGTAATTGCTTTGCAACTTGCTGTTAGGTTTGATGGTGAGTATTTCCCATATGCTCCAACAGAAATATTTGAGATAGAAAGCAGGGGATCATATATAAAGTTCTACATGGTTGCTTGCGATCCAAGTGGAAGAAGAGCAAAGATCTATGCAATAGATACAAAAACTGGATTAGTTCAAAATGGAATTGGTTTTTATTGGAACGGCAAGATAGTAAAAGAGCCAGTTGTATCTTTGCAAGACTGGGGATTCTTGGGGATCAGTTTTGCAAGCAGTTTAGATTTTTCATATTTTGAGGGAGCCATAAGACTGACTGGCCCACTGCTATTTAATAATATATCTTTCTACCAGTCAACTAACCTACAAGAAGTACAAAGAGTAGCAGAAAGACCATGGTTTAGAGTTAAGGTACTAAATGGTTTAGACTTAGACTGGAAGTTCTGGGATACTGGTTCGTTTAACTGGAATAAGGTACTGGTTTTATCAGAAACAAGTTATTATGGTGTAAACCCTTCTGAAGTTTATAAGAGTTATACGGGAACAAACAAGATAATAGTCGATACCGATAAGGTTTTGCGTCTAGGTAATTACAAATATACCGCCTATTCGGATGTAAATTGGAACCAGGTCGTAGTAGATCCAGTATGATATGGTATACTTATGGTTATGGATTCTTTAATAAACCCAAAAACTGGTGAACCAATTGTAAAAAACGTTAAACGTCAGGTCATTGAAAAGAACTATGACTGGGGTCTTTATGTCTACAAGAAGGCAAATGGGAAATGGTTTACAGATGGAAATGGATCTGTGCTTAATATTCCTTCAGATAAGAACGACATCTCTAGAATGGCAGAACTAAAAAAGACTGCTATGCATTATGGAGATCCAGGAGACGGCACTTGTGTATTTGTTCCAGGACTAACAAGAGTTTCTGAAGAAGAATACTCTGAGCAGGTTGATCGTATGAAGGCTGGACTTATTCCTTCTTTAAATGACCTTGGAGCAGTTCAAGCAGCAAAAGATACTATCGCTAAGTATGGAGATGAAGATTAATTATGATAGAAGATGAATACGAAATCCGTGCTAGGCTTGACGATGCACCTAAAAAAGATGATACTTTTTCAAAATCAGACCCATTTAATGGTAACTGGGAAACACTAAAAACATTAGACGGTTTAGATTCAAACTTTAAAAGAAGAACAAGTAGACTTTCAACTAAGATGGTTGAACCAACAACTCAATATACAACTGCAGCACTTGCTGGAAAAAGCGGTATTGATGGAGCACAATCAAAAGAAATAAACCCAGGCCTAGTATATGTAAACGGCTATGGAATGTTTGATGTAATCACTCCACCATGGAACCTTTACGAATTAGCAAACTACTATGACACATCATTTGCAAACCACGCAGCAATTGATGCCAAGGTAGAGAATATTGTAGGTCTTGGATATGAGTTTAAGATTTCTCAAAGAACAATGATGAGACTTGAATCATCAGAAGATAACAGCGCAACACAGAAAGCAAGAAAAAGAATTGAACGAGCAAAGATTGAAATGCGTGATTGGCTAGAATCCCTAAACGACGACGATTCATTTACAGCAACCATGGAAAAGGTTTACACAGACCTTCAGTCTACTGGTAATGGATATTTAGAAATTGGAAGAACCACTCGTGGAGAGATTGGTTATGTTGGACATATCCCATCAACAACTATGCGTGTTCGCAGAATCAAAGATGGCTATGTTCAAATTATTGGAAACAAGATTGTTTACTTCCGTAACTTTGGAGCAAAGAACCAGAACCCACTAACCACAGACGCTAGACCAAACGAGATTATTCACTTCAAGCAGTACTCACCACTTAATACCTTTTACGGAGTGCCAGATATTATGTCGGCTATTAACTCACTTGCAGGAGATGCTCTTGCATCTCAATACAATATTGACTATTTTGCAAACAAAGCAGTTCCAAGATACGTTGTAACACTAAAGGGTGCAAAACTTTCTGGAGACGCAGAAGATAAGATGTTTAGATTCTTACAAACAAATCTCAGAGGGCAGTCACACAGAACGCTATACATTCCATTGCCAGGGGATAGCGAAAACAATAAGGTAGAATTTAAAATGGATCCCATCGAAGACGGAATACAAGACGGCTCTTTTAAAGAGTATCGTAAACAAAACCGTGATGACATCCTGGTAGCACATCAAGTGCCACTGTCTAAACTTGGAGGTGGCGATTCTGGATCTATTGCAGCAGCACTTGCACAGGATCGCACCTTTAAGGAGCAGGTAGCAAGGCCAGCCCAAAGACAAATTGAAAAAATGATCAATAAGATTGTTCGTGAAAAGACAGATATACTTGAGTTTGTTTTCAACGAACTAACTCTTACTGATGAGATAGCACAATCTCAAATTCTTGAGAGATATGTTAAGAATCAGATCATGACTCCAAACGAAGCAAGAGTTCTTCTGGATATGCCACAGCGTGAGGGTGGAGATGAGGTCTTAGACCTTAAGCCAACTACAGCAGCAGAGGCAACAACAACAAGAGCAAGAGACTCCGAAAGAACTAATAACAACTCTGATAGCACCTCAACAGTTGCTGGAAGAGCCCCAAAGGGAGAGGGAAGAAAAACTCCTTAATGTCTCATATGTCCACATTGTGATATATGTATAAAAAGGGCTTATAATATAATGGTGAGCAATATATCCAAAGCCCATTGGAATACCGATGGGAATAATCTGCGTCTTTCTATGCCACTTACCAAAGTGGACAAGGAGCGAAGAGTCGTTTCTGGTTTTGCATCCTTGGACAACATAGATAAGCAAGATGACATCGTAACAGCCGAAGCATCAATGGATGCCTTTGCAAAATTCCGAGGGAACATTAGAGAAATGCATCAGCCACTAGCAGTAGGCAAGATGGTATCATTCAAAGCAGATAAGTATTTTGATCCAGATTCAAAGAAGTTTTATAACGGAGTATTTGTATCAGCATACGTTTCAAAGGGTGCACAAGATACTTGGGAAAAAGTTCTAGATGGAACACTAACTGGTTTTTCTATTGGTGGACGTATGAATAAGTGGGATGATGGGTTTGACGAGAAGTCAGACAAAGCAATTAGAATTATTAAGCAATACGATTTGATTGAGTTGAGTCTTGTAGATTCCCCAGCAAATCAGTTCGCAAACATTGTATCTGTTGAGAAGGTTGATGGAGTAGACATTGTTAAGGGCGACGAAACAGTTTTAGAAAATGTTTTTTATGATAAGGAATCAGGCATTGTTATGGTTTCAGAGAATGAGTCAGAGTTAAGTCCAACTACTGGCGAGCAAATGGCAAATATAGGTTTCGTTGAAAAAACGGATAATGAAAAGACAGACATGATAAAATTCTTAGTTGATAGTGCTAAAGGCATTAATACTTCTAAGATTAACAAGGAGGTACAACCTATGACAAAATCAAAAACACAAGTTGAAAAGACAGACGTAGTTGAAGATGTTGTGGTCGCTCCAGAGGCAGATGCATCAGTTGCAGAAGTTATTGAAGAAGTTGCTAAGGCAGAAGAGGTTAAGACAACAGATGTTGTCAAGACAGACGAAGTTGTAGCAGAAGAGATTGCTAAAGCAGAAGATGCTGAAGCAATTGAAACAGTAACAGAAGTAGTTGCAGAAGTATCTAAGTCAGAAGAGGTAATTGCAGATGCAGTTACTGAAATGAAGAATACTCTAGAATCAGCCTTTAGCGATCTAGTGTCAACAGTAAAGTCTTTACAAGCAGAAGTAGAACTTCTTAAGTCTTCAAAGGTAGATGTTGATACAGTAAAAGATTCATTCGTAGCAGTTGCAAAAGATATTGCAGCAGTATCAAGTGAGTTTAATGAATTTGGAAAACGAGTAGACGCTGTGGAAGCAGACACCGCATTCCGAAAGTCTGGAGATATCGGCGATATCTTCCAGTCTCAGCCTGAGATGGTTGAAAAATCCCTATGGGGCGGTAGTTTCCTCAAAACAGCCGATCTATTCAAATGAACAAATCACTAGGAGGTGACAATATGTCAGAAGAAATAATCAAAAACCAGCCAGGCGCAGGTGGAGATCTAGGTGGAACAACACCAGGACTTTACCAGGGTCAAGGTGCTTTCGCATCAGGTGGAATTGGTGGAGTATCAAACCCAGGTGCAAACACACTTGGTAACATTCCAACAGCAACTCTTGGATCTACAAGCGGAGCAAACGCTGTTAACCCTAGTGGTTCAGCGGCTTCTGGAATTTTGCGCCCTGAGCAGGCACGTCGTTTTATCGACTATGTTTGGGATGCAACAGTATTAGCAAAGGATGGCCGTCGTGTAACAATGAAGGCTAATTCAATGGAACTTGAGAAGGTAAACGTCGGTGAGCGTGTAATCAGAGCAGCAGCGCAAGCAGTTGGTAACTACACAAACACAGGTGCAACATTCTCTAAGGTCGAACTTACTACCAAGAAGATTCGTCTTGATTGGGAAGTAACAGCAGAATCATTGGAAGATGGTGTAGAAGGTGACGCTCTAGAAGATCACTTAGTACGCTTGATGACCAACGCATTCGCAAATGATATCGAAGATCTCGCTATCAATGGTGATGGTGCAACAGGAGCATTCTTGTCAATCATGCCAGGCTTTATCAAGAAGGTAAAGACAAACGGAGATGCACATGAGTCAGTAGTAACCGTAGCAGATAATGCTTGGACACCTGATGTAATGCAGGGCATCATCAATGCAATGCCACGTAAGTACCGTGCACTTAAGAACAATCTTAAGTTCTACGCAGGTACAGATGCATTCGGTGGAATCGTTAAGAACAACGGTACACTTGCTGATGCAGTTGCAGAAGCATTCTCAGGCCAGATGCCAGGATCAACCCAGGCAAACCGCCAGTCATACCTTGATGGTATCGGACAGACATTCGGTGGAGCACGTACAACTCGTGTTCTCGGAATCGAAGTTCAGGAAGTTCCTTACTACCCAGCAGGCTATATCGACTTGACATTCCCTGCAAACCGTGTATGGGGATTCCAGCGTGACATCACTGTAAACCGTGAATACGTAGCAAAGAAGGACACAATTGAGTACACAGTATTCGTCCGCTTTGGTATTCAATGGGAAGAAGAGGATGCAATTGCATTCGCTGACGCTGCTGCAGATGAATAATCTGTAAACAGTACCTTTAATGGGGGGCGGGAGTTCACTCTCCTGTCCCCCTTAATACTTTAATGCTATAATACAAACAAGGAGGATACAATGGAAAACAATAACTATAACAATCCGTTTTCAGCAGACAATGCAGAAGAGCCTGTCCATATTGAAGTACTAGATGTTTCAACAGAAGTAGAGTCAAATGAAGCAACTGATGCAGCCAACGCAGCACAAGATGCAGCAGAGGCAGCAGTTGAAGCAGTAGTAGAAGCACCAGCAGTAGTAGAGCCAGTTCAAGCACTAGGCTTTACAGAGACAGGTGCTATTGGATCAATGGCAGCAGACGGCCCAAGCAAGACAATTAATACAGATGTAGACCTTTCAGAAAAAGTGGCACTTCACTCAACAAAAAGCGTTCGTTGGGAAGAGGTTGGCTCACTTACTAAGGGATACAACATTGTTACAAAAGCACAAGCAAACAGGTGGCTAACTCGTGGGCATGTTCGCATTGCTTCACCAGAAGAAGTCCAGAAGGCTTTTGGATAATTAAAGATGGAGATATTGAGAGTTTCGCCATATGCAGAAATCTCTGTTGATTTTTTAGTTCCTGCGGGAATAACATCATCAACTATAACTGCCAACGTAACAGATATGGCGGATCTTTCAGTATCGACATTAACCTTTTTAAATAAATCATCAGGAAACATTCTTGCTATATCACTACCAGGAAATTACGACTCATCCTATAGAGTTGAAATTATAAAAAATCTTGGGGTAGTTGGAGAAGCAATTCTTCAAGATGAGACATATGAAATCGTAAGACCCTACGTAGACCCATCAACAAAGGCAACAACAGCATCAGACATAGCAACATATACGGCAAATGAAGAAATTGCAAGAGCAATTATTGACTCAATAGTTAAAGAAGGATTTTACTATAAAAAGAAAGTGTTACACTTTGAAGGAAGCGGTTCAGACTTCCTGCCGATTTGGGATAACGTAAAAAAGGTTTTATCTGTTCATGAAAACAATGTTTTGGTAGAAGATAGACAATATGAGGTTTCATCAGACAAGACAGCAATCATTGAAAAGTCAACAGACAATATCAATCGTGCAGAATCTGCACCACTAGTTTTGCCAGCAGCAGCATCTGACTCGCTACACCCACAATTTATTTACAGAGGTTTTGGAAGAGGCTGGGACTATCTAGTCACTGTAGAGTATGGATACACTACAGTTCCATCAGATATCATTAGAGCCACAGAAATGCTTGTTCATGATATAGAATGTGGAAAGTTAGACTACTACAAGAGATTTATTTCTTCTTATAATACAGATCAGTTTAGAATTCAGTTTGACAAGGGTCTTTTCGAAGGAACAGGAAACATAATTGTAGACAAGATACTTTCAAAGTATGCTAAGTCTATTACAAAACTTGGGGTACTATAATGACAGTTTGCGAAAGTTCAGACTTCATGTTTCCAATGCAAGCATCGGTATATCATCCAATAGTTGAGCAAGGCGACTTTGGGGCAATAAAAAAGAAGTGGGTTTTAGACAGAGTTTTTGCTTGTAGTTTTTCTTCAGGTGGGTCAGCCTTTAAAGAAGAAGTAAAGCCAAACGTAAACATCACACAAAACTCAATACTAGTTGGCAGAATAAAGTCTGATATTAGAATTTCTTTGCTAGACAGTAAAAATGCATTAACAAATATACTAATTACAGACATTAAAGACCAAGAAGGAAATCTTATTTATATGGAAACTTCTGGACCTAGGTCTGGCAAAGGAACCCTTTTTGAAGTAGCAACATTTGAACCGTTTACTGGACCATTTGGTTCTGTTGAATCTTATAAGTTAGTAATTAGAAGATCAGAAAATCAATCAGGTGATGTATGATAACAACATTTAACTCAAACCAGTTTAAAAAAGATATGAATAATATTGTTAACTACTCCCTTGGATTTATAGAAGGAGTTCAAAGAGGTAAAACGGTATTTTTAAAAACTCTGGGTATGGAAACTGTTGAAGTAATGAAAGAATTTATTGACTCAAATGCAAGGGTAAATCCAGAAATGCTTCATCACATATACGAGTGGAACCTAACTGGAAGCCCAGAGGCAAGACTTTATGACATATCTTATACAGTAAGTAACCTAGGATTATCTTTTAAATCATCTTTTAGTCAGTCAAGATCAATTAAGGATGGATCACGAACACCATTTTATGATAAGGCTAGAATTATGGAGAATGGTATCCCAGTTACAATTAGACCAAAGTCTGCACAAGTATTAGCATTTGATGATAACGGGGAGACAGTTTTTACTCGTGGACCAGTAGAGGTTTTAAACCCTGGAGGAACAGAGGTAGAAGGCGGATTTGAAAAAACCTTTGATATGTTCTTTAATAGATATTTTTCACAAGCATTTTTAAGAACTAGTGGTATTGCCAGATATCTTGAGAACCCACAAGTTTACAAAAAGAATATGCCAGAAGGAAAGAGAGTTGGAAAATCTAAAGGGATTTCAACTGGATATCGCTGGATTGCTAACGCAGGGTTGGGTGCATAATGGCTACAATTCATCATCCACCTACAATCATTAATGCTTACTTGGCAGCCAAGATAAGCCCAAACTTTGATCCAGATACAAATACAAGCGTTGGAACAACGTATTTTTTCCCAACACTACCAACAGAAATTGATTCATTGACAGAAACATTTCCACAAAGTAATGGTGTATTTGGAGTATATGACAGAATGTTTAAAATGAGAAGGACTCCATTCCCATACATCAAGTGTGAACAGTTGCTATACTATTTTTATTCTGTGGGTGAGGCAGCACAAGCAAATATGATAAAGGTTCAACAGCAAGTAAGTGATTTGCTTGATAATGCAGATGACTCAGCACAAGACCTAAACGAGTGGGCAGTGGCAAACCTAGATTATGAAACTCTAGAATCCAAGCCTGTGTACTTCCATAATTTTAAGATCTATCAACTAGAAGAGACAAGAGACATTGTTGACTTTGGGACAGCCCGTACTTATGCGGGGAATAAGATAATTATAGACTACGACTGGCATCCTTTAGAACTAAACCCTTAATAAATGGTGTTATAATTAAGGTGAGGAAACAAGCCCTTTTAATAAAATGAAAGAGGTGAAATATATGGCATACAGCCGTGGTTCAAGTAGTAACATTATCGTAGGTGCAGCAGCACTATTTACGCATGATGGCCCAATCGGATACGTATCAAATACTGGATTAATTACTGACGCTCAAGCAGCAACAGATCTTCCAGCAATGACTGCATCCACAACTTCCTATAAGGAAACTTTGTCAAATGACAATGACTACACAAATATAGGATACACATCAAATGGTTTGGAACTCGCATTCCAGCCAGACTTTGGTGATGTAGCAGTAGATCAACTTCTTGACGTTGCTCGTTTATTCAAGCAAGGTATGACAGTTAATCTAAATACATCTTTTGCAGAGGCAACACTAGAAAATCTTCTAGTAGCAATTGCATCAAATGAGGAAATCGCAACAGGATCTAACCTATCGACACTAAGAATGTCTGCAGGAGATATTGGCGACGTTCCACTAGAGCGTGGTATTGTAGCAGTAGGACCAGGATCTGGTTCAGCATCTGTTAACAAGGAAAGAATCTACGTAGCATACCGTGCACTCTCAATTGAGAATGTAACAGTATCTGCAAAGCGTGACGAGGCTTCAATGTTTGAAGTTTCATTCCGTCTTCTTCCAAACGACAATGCGTCATACGGTAAGATCGTAGACCGCACACTCGCAGCACCAGGAGCATAATACAACTTAATATGAGAGGCTCAATCCTTCGGGGTTGGGCCTTTCTGTTTGGTATACTTATATAATGGCAACAAAAATATATGACACAAAAAAAATATACCTAGTAGACGACAGGGTTGTTATTGCTGCACCACTAAAAATAAAATATCTAAGAGAGTTTTTAGATACCTTTGAAACAATTAAGGAAGCAAAGACTGACGACGAATCTATATCTATCCTGGCTCACTGCGCTCTTATTGCAATGCAACAGTACTGCCCATCAATTAAAACTATTGATGATTTAGAAGACAGCCTAGATTTACCAACTATCTACGATGTTATTGATATCGCAGCAGGAATAAAAATTAATGAAAAGTCAGAAGAGCCTGTCAAAGAACAAGCCGTCGATAGTGGATCTTCTTGGGACACATTGGATTTGGCAAAACTAGAGTCAGAGGTTTTTTTAATCGGAATATGGAAAGACTATGACGAATTAGAATCATCAATGTCTATGCAAGAACTAACAGCAACTTTAAAAATAAAAAGAGAACTAGACTATAGTGACAAAAAGTTTTCTGCTGCAATGCAAGGTGTAGATTTAGATAAAAACAATGGTAGTGGTAACGAATGGGAAGACATGAAGGCCAGAGTATTTAGTAAGGGTGCTGCTGGAGATGGGAATGATATTCTGGCTTTACAAGGCGCAAATGCTGAGAGGGCTGGTTTTGGAATAGGAATGGGCCTTGATTATGAAACTTACGATTAGTCAAAAATAAGCCTGCGCTATGGTATAATTAACTAAACCTTATAAGGAGGAATAAATGGCAACTGCCACTGAAGAAAAGACAGTCACGCTTATCGATGGCACCAAGATCAAAGTTAGACCACTTAAGATCTCTCTACTTCGTCCGTTTATGAAGAAGTTTGAGGATATTGCAAAGGTCGCAGAAGATAATGAAAAGTCTATGGATTTACTAATGGACTGTGTTCAAATCGCAATGAAACAATACAAGCCAGAATTGGCAGAAGACAAGGAAGCCCTAGAAGAAAACCTAGACCTTCCAACTGTATACAGAATTGTTGAAGAGGCATCAGGAATCAAACTTTCCGATGCTTCCCTAATTGGCAATCTTGTAAATAATTAAATAAAGAGGTGTAATGGATGGCTGATGTAGAATCCAATATTCATGTAAATATTGATACGTCCGATGCTTTAGCAAGTCTAAAACTTCTACAACGTCAGATATCAGCCTTCCATACACAGATGGCAAAGTCTGGTACCGCAGCCTCAGCGGTAGCAGCAAATCAAGCACAAAACTTGATGAACAGCATAAATGCTACTGGACAATTCCAAGCATCGATGCGAACAGTTACATCTAGTACAGAGTCATTCACCAATGCCCTAGAAAGAAATAAGTTAACTTCAAGAGAGTATTTTAGATATACTGGCGCTGCCACAAGAACCTTTGGTAAACTTTTTAAGTCTGAATTTGAAACAATAAACAAGGTTGCACGAGAGCGTGTAAAGGATATTCAGACCCAGTATGTTAAGTTGGGTCGTGGTGCTAATGGAGCACTTCAAGCAATTGCTGTAAGACCTCTAACCCTTGATATGAAAAACCTGGGTACACAAACAGCCATTGCAGCACAAAGACAGCAACTACTTAATCAATTATTAAAGCAAGGATCAACCAATCTTCTAAATTTTGGTAAGAATACACAATGGGCTGGTCGCCAGTTGATGGTTGGTTTTACAGTTCCACTAGCAATGCTTGGAACAACTGCTGCAAAAACATTCATGAAACTTGAAGAACAGGCAATTAGATTTAAGCGTGTTTACGGAGAAATGTTTACAACACAAGCAGAAACAGATGCTATGGTTAAACAAGTTCAAAAACTTGCAACAGAGTATACAAAGTATGGGGTTGCAATAGAAGACACAATGAAGATGGCAGCGGATGCCGCAGCGATGGGTAAACAAGGAGCAGAACTACTTGCTCAAATTTCACAAGCAACAAGACTTGCAGTGCTTGGCGGAGTAGATCAAGCACAAGCACTAGAAACAACTATTTCAGTAACAAATGCATTTGGGGTTGCTGCAGATCAATTAGCAGGAAAAATTGATTTTCTTAACGCAGTTGAAAACCAAACTGTTGTATCTATTGAAGATTTAACAACAGCAATTCCAAAGGCTGGGCCAGTTGTAAAGCAACTTGGTGGATCCGTAGAAGACTTAGCATTTTTCCTTACAGCAATGAAAGAAGGCGGAATCAATGCATCAGAAGGTGCTAACGCACTTAAATCTGGTCTTGCATCTTTAATTAATCCATCTGCAAAAGCCAGCGCATTTCTTGGAGATCTTGGTGTTAATATTAGAGGAATTGTTGAAGCCAATAAGGGAGACATTAAAGCAACAGTAGTTGGCTTTGCACAAGCACTTGATACACTTGATCCACTTAACCGTGCTCGTGCTATTGAGCAACTATTTGGTAAATTCCAGTTCTCAAGACTATCTACACTATTTCAAAACGTAACAGCACAGGGTACACAAGCAAACAGAGTGCTACAACTTACACAAGCAACTACAGAAGAACTTGCAATCTTGTCACAGCGAGAATTAGATAAGATCCAAAACACAACAACATATAAATTTAAAAAGTCAATGGAAAATCTTAAGTTGGCTATTGCTCCAGTAGGAGAACAGTTCTTAAAAGCACTGACACCTATTGTTGAGTTTGTTGGAAAGATTCTTGATAAATTTAATAATCTTGGTGAAGGTAGTAAAAAGTTTTTAACTATATTTACAGTTGCAGTTGCAGGTGTTGGCCCAATTCTTCTAATGACATTTGGTTTAATAGCAAATGCTGTTGCAAATATAATTAAAATGTTTGCAGGCATGAAATCTATGTATAACAGAACAGGCGGAGCAAGTAAGGTTCTAGGAGAACAGACAAACTATTTAACCAAAGAACAACTAGAAGCCTCTGCAGTTTCAGCATCTCTTGATCAAGTTCATCAAAAATTACAGCAAACATTTACTTCTGAAGCAGGCGCATTAAATAACTTAGCAAATGCATATAGAAGAGCAATTGCAGCACAGATGGGATTTACTGGTCCAGTTCCAGGCGGTAGAGGAAGTCAGGCAAGGAAAAAGTATTCAACTGGAACAACCAGGGTACCAGGAAGTGGAAATCAGGATACAGTTCCATCAATGCTTACTCCTGGTGAAGCAGTTATCCCAGCAGAAGTAGCACAAGATCCTAGATTTAAACCAATTATTAGTGCAATGGTTAGCAAAAGACTTCAAGGTTTTAATGATGGCACAGGAGAAGTTACTCAGTCTGGAAAAGCAAAGTCAAAAGTAAAATCAAAACCAGACACAGTATTTGCACATGCAACAGGTAATTCAAAGGTTGATCTTAGTGATGTACCAGATGAGTTTAAAGAGAAGGCTCAGACACTTAAGGTAAGAGGATTTGAAAAGGGAACAACATATACTGCTGTAGGGTTTGATATACCAGAATCTCTTCACAAAGATCTAACACACAATAGAGCAAACCTAGTAGAATATTTAGAAGAGATAAAGAAAACACGATCAGTACAAACAATGACATCTAAGTTAATGGGCCCACCAAGCAACATGAGTCCAACCAAAGCAGCACAGGTAGCAGATCAAATTAGAACAAATCTTATCAAATCACTAGAAGCAATTCCTAGAGTTCCACTTGGTGATGGTAGCCACAGTATTCCTTTGATTGGAGACAAAGATGTCTACTCAAGAATGGGAAATATTAAATCTGGAATCCTTGGGGGATTAGCAAGAGATCCAAAACATGCTGAAGGAGTTTCAGCACTTCTAGCACCACAAGGACTTACAAGTTTTCAAAAGCCAAAGATGGTCTACAACAGCACAGCAACTGCAAAAGAACTTTATGAAGCAGTAGAGAAATCAAAGAGTAAGCCTAACACAAAGGCTTCAGCAAAAAGACTTTTTGATCACTATCCAGGACAAGTTGTTAAGGTAAGCAGAGATGCAAAGGGAAATATAATTGCATACGAAAGACCAGAAGTAAGCGCAAGAACAAATGAACTTAAAAAGACAATGAACAATGCAGTTTTGGAAGATGGAGCATTTAAAGGTGGAAGATCTGACGGATCTTCTGGAACAATAAAGGTTGCATCTGTATCGGGTAAAAGAAGTCAGGCAGCGCTACTAGCATTACAAAAACTAGAAGATGCAAAAACAGCAGGAAAGCCAATAACCAAATATAGAGAACAACTGTCGGTAGGAACAGGGTTTAGCAATGTTGGAGCCAAGCACCTTTCTGGAGTACACATAACAGAAGATGGAAGAAAAGTTTATGTAAAGCCAATGATAGATGAAAAATCTGCAATGGCTGAACTAAGAGCAACAAGGATTGCAAGAGAAGTCCATGGACTTGAAACACCAAAGCAAGAATTAAGACTAATCCAAGACCCAGTAACTGGTAAAACAATCTATGCTCTTGAGTCTGAGTTTAATTCTAAGTTTGATCCAGATACAATTCCAAAAAAGTTTAGCAAGAAGCAATACATTAAGCAGTTACTTGCAGCAGGCCTCCGTGGAGATAAAGACCTCAAGAGAGGAAATCTAGGAGGAAATGTTTTAACTGACGTAGGTACCGCAGGAGTATTTAAGACAGCGTCAGGAGCAAGAGATTATGCAGACAAGATGCCTTCTCTTGAAGAGATGATAAAGACTAACCTAAGTGGGGTTAAGGGACCAGCAGCAGCAAGATCTCCGTTCTGGTTTGGAAATCAGACTGCAGATATTGCAAAGAAAATGTCAGCAGAACAATTTGAATCAATGATGCAAAAAGAAGTTAAAAAATCTATTACAAACCTTGAAAAATTAATTCCAAAGTTACAGTTAAATGATGCAGAAAGACCACTCTATACATCCATGCTTGATAGATTAAAAGAAAAGGTAGACTGGAAAGCAATTCATAAACTTCATACATCTATTGCAATTAAGCCAGATGAGGTTTTACAAGATGATAAGACTGGAAAGATAACCAAGCCAAAGACAGAAAAACTTCCTGCTAAGGTAAAGTCATCTGCAGGCAAAAAAGATACATTGATGACGCAAGAGCCTAAAGGAAAAAGCATTGTTCAAGGGATTCCTAAAAAGGTAGGAAGATTTGTAATGCCTGGAAAGGCAAATGCTCCAGAAGCAAGAGTAACAACGTCGACAGCATTGATAGATGGAGCAAGAGGATCTATTGCAGAGGCAAAAGCAGTTGGCGCTAATATTGGAACAAATATTTCTCAATCAGCAGCAGCAGCATCAAGAACTTTGCTGTATGGAACTGGCCCAGTTGATGCAGAAGCAAAGTCTATTCGTCGTCAATTAGAAAAACAAGAAAGAGTAAAAGCAAAAACACAAGCAAGAATTAATGCAAACAAGACTGCAATGTATGGAACAACTGGAACTATCGATCCAGTAATGAGAGGAAAAAGAAAGCAAGCAGAGTTGGCAGAAAAAAGAAGTAGGCTTGCAGAAAAAATAGGATACCAACAACAAATTATTTCTGAAAGAGCAGCAGCACAGGCTAAGAGCAAGACAGTGTCTGGAAGAATAACAGCATTTGCTTCAAAGAGAGCAGATGCTAGACAAGCAAAAATTGATGCAGGTAAACGCCCAGGTATGGGTATAGGGGGTGCAGTCGGTATAGCATCAGGTGCTGCAATGATTGGGTCAATGGCCCCAGGCAAAGTTGGAGAAATATCTCAAAAGGTTATGATGCCACTAATGGGGCTATCTATGATTATACCAATGCTTAAGAGTCCAGCATCCGCCCTTGCTATTGGTCTTATTGCAACTGTAGGATCTTTTGTTGCTTTAAGAATGGCATTTGATAGTGCTCAGCAAAAGGTCTTAGACGAAAGCGATAAGTTTAGGGGATCTGCTAATGCAATACAAGCAATAGCAAACTTTAGTGGCAAGGCAACAGCATCAGAACAAATGGATTTAAGAAGAAAGAACTCATTCTCAATGCTAGGGCCAGCAACAGGCAAGACAACCTACGGAGAAGCCTTTGTTCAAACGGCAGAAGGCAAGGCACTAACAAAAAGAATTGCAGAGCAAAATTCTGCTGGTAAGGGCAACGTTGCAGCAAAAGATTTAAGTGGACAACTATCGGCATCAATAATGTCTGGTGCTATTGATATGGGGCAAGCAAAGAGTTTGGCAATGAATGCTGCTAGAGAAGCAGGAGATATGTCTATTGGCATTAAGGTCATCGGACAATTAGAAAGTCTTTTGGGTCCAAACGGAGAAAGACTTGACAAAGAGCCACTAAAGGTTAGACTTGATATGGTTGCTCAAAATTCTAAGGCTATGCAAAGCAGTATTAATAGTGTTAAGGGTGCAGGTTTAACAACGCAGTTGGCTGGACAAAAGACAATGCAAAAGGTTGGTATTGGAGCATCAGCACTTGGTGGAGCAGCAGCAGGCGCAGGCATTGGAGGAATGATTGGCGGGGCTCTTGGTGCGGTTGGTGGTCCTCTTGCAGTTATAACTGCAGGTATTGGTGCAACTATCGGAGCAGGAATAGGTGCTGCAGTTGGTGGTATTGGTGCATACTTTGCATCAAAGAAGTTTACAAAGCAAGCAGGTACTCTTGGAGCAGCAGCAGCAGTAGATGCTAAAATTGCAATGGAACAAAACAAACAAATGCTTGATTCGTTTGATATGTATTATCAAAAAAAGGTTGAAGAACTTAGATTACAAGGAAAAATAAATGAAGCCGACGCTCTACAAACCAAGTATCTTAAAGAAAGAGATAAACTAACTGCAGCCCAAGGCAAACTACAAGCAGATGTTGTATCACAATATGAAGGTGCTGGTGGTCTTCAAGAATCAATGATGAGCGGAATGAAGAAAGCAGCAACTGCCAGATACAAAGATGATCCAAACCAACTAGCATACTTAGATGTTGTTAATCAGCAAGCAGGAGACCTAAGAAGCGGTGGACTAATCTCTAAGGGTCAAGAATATTTAATTCAAGCAAAGATGGCAAGTGGAGATATTCCTCCTGCAGTATTTAGAACTTTACTAGGACTTGCAGCAGATAATAAAGATATTGCTCCAAAGATGATGAATATTATTACTAAGTTTAGCGGTGCAACTTCTGAGTCTATTGGTGTAGCAGCACAAAATATTCTTGGAGCAGATGATGTTGTTAACAAGGAAGTTCAAACAAAATTTGTTACAAGAGTTGAAGCATTTGAAAAAGATTCAGATGCGCTTGACTTTACAAAGAATATGATTAAGTTAAACAATCTTAATGCAGTTATACCATCTGACGTAATGGTTAGTTATTATGTAGATCCAAAAAACCAGGCAGCATATGATAATCTAAATAAAATTCTTGACACAATCGAAGGAAGCAAAGATTTAACTGCAAAAATTGTTTACGAAATTATGCCAGAGGTTAAGGGAACTGCAGCCTTTGATGAGGCATACTTTAACACATTAACTGAAGATCAGCAAAAAGTTTACACAACAACCATTGCATCATTAATTAATATTCCAGACCCAACAATTATTGAAAGTGAAGACTTTAAGGCTTGGCGTAAAGAGACAGGTCCAAAGGGAGGAGCAGGTGTTACTGGAAGCAAGGCTTATATTGTAGATAAGTATATCGAGGCTCAAGGAAATAAGGCGGTTACAGATGGGGTTGCCATAGATACAAAGGCCCCAACAGGAACAACCCCAACTGGCGGGGGAAGCAAAGTTCAATCTTCACCACTAGATGACCTAGTAAAGAAACTAAGAGATGTACGAAAGAACCAGATCAAGGTTACAGAAGGCTGGAGTGCCTCTCGTAAGGCTCTAGACAACCTGTTTGGTGGTAAGAAGACCATCGATGTATTTAGCGGTATAGAAAACGATCTAAGAGGTTTGGGCGGTAGCCAGGACTTTATCGAACTAATCGTTGGTATGGATCCAAAGGAATACGAGAAGAGAAAGAACTCTCTATTTAAATTTGACAACAAGGGAAATATTATTGGATTAAAGGCAGATGCAAAGAATATCCAAGAAGCACTTAACTCAATCACCATGGGTGAATGGAACTCAAGCATGGAATCAGAAACCAAGGCTATAAGTGATCAAAGCAAGGCTATGGATAAACTTTCAAAGTTAGGTGTTCCAGTTGCAGATGCATATGAACTAGTTTCTAATAAAGCATATGCACAGGCAATTGCTAATGGCGTAAATGAAAAATCATTAGGCAAACTAATTACAAAATATAACGCATTAACTGTAGCACAGAAGGCCTCGGCATCAATTCAAGATGCAAAGACTGCAACTTCTCAACTTAAAAATGATAGGCTTCAAGAGCAAAGATTAAAACAAATGGCAGCAGGTGGCAACGGACTAAATGCTTTTGCTATTTCTTCAGACAATGAATTAAAAGCGTTAGAAGTTTCTATTTTTAATCAAAATAATAATCTTGCAAGACTTAAAGCAAAGTTATTGGCAACAAAAGGTGTAGATGCAAAGAAGGCGGTACAAAAAGACATAGACGCTGCAGAAATTATTTTAGCAGAATCAAATGATGCAATGAAATCAAGACTTGAAGAGTTAAAAAAGACTGTAGGGCTATACGAAGATTTGTTTAATGATTTATTTTCAAACGTTATGGATTCTTTTGATACAGAAGAAAGAAAAATTCAAATAGATTTTGAAATGAATATTGATAACAAAAAGGCTAATGCAGAAATTGAAAAAGCACAAAATGAAATTGCAGCAATGCAATATCTTAATGATGACAAAGAAGCAGCGCTAAAGGCGATTGAAGATCAAGAGCAAGCAATTAACGAAAAATACGATAAAAGAATTGAGGCTTTGGATGCAGTAGAAAAGGCAAATGCTAATATTGCTAACCAGCAAAAGGGACAGTTAACTCTTGCCGAAGCGCTAACATCTGGAGACATAGCAGCAGCAGCCCGTGCTGCACAAGAAATTAGAGCGCAAGAAGCAGCAGATGCAGTAACAAAGCAAAAGGATGCAATTGAGCAGTCTAGAAAATATGAATTATCTACAGCAACTGGGTTTGATAAGCAAGGACAGAAAGATCCAAAACTTGGCCAACTTAAAACTAGAAAGCAACTTGAAAAAGAAATTAAAGAAATACAGGATAAAATATTTGAAAAAGAAGAGTCCGCAATAGAGCCACAGCAAGAGTTTCTTAGACTTAAGCAAATTACATTAAAAGAAGATATTGCAGGAATCAGGATTGCTGGCTTAAGCAGAGAAGCCTGGGAACAAATTCAAAGTAATGTAGAGATTGCAAGAGTTAGGGCGCTAGACTTTGTTACGGGTATTGAGTCTGCAATGAAGGCTCTTGATCAGGGGCTAACAGACTTAAGCAAATTCCAGGCTAAAGATTTAATAGCGAAGTATGGAGTACAAACACAGCCAGTAAATACAGCAGCAGCAGATAGAGCAGCAGCAGAAGCAGCAGCAAAGGCTGCAGCAGATAAAGCAGCAGCAGATGCAGCAGCAAAGGCTGCAGCAGATAAAGCAGCAGCAGATGCAGCAGCAAAGGCAGCAGCAGAAAAGGCTGCAGCAGAGGGCAAGTCAGCAGCAGAGCAAGCAGCAGCAGCAGAAGCAGCCAGAAAGGCTGCAGAAGCAAAGGCCAAGGCAGAAGCAGAGGCTAGAGCAGCAGCAGAAGCAGCAGCAAAGGCTGCAGCAGAGAAGGCAGCAACTGAAAAAGCAGCAGCAGAAGCAGCAGCAAAGGCTGCAGCAGATGCAGCAGCAGCAGCGGTAGACAATGCATCAGATTCTCCATCATATAGTGTGATTCCTAAAACAGCAACAACCTATGTTGTTAAACCTGGAGACACTCTTTCTGGAATTGCAAGTCAGAATGGAATTTCTCTAGAAGAACTTCTTGATGCTAATCCAAAGTTTACTACAGATCCAAAGTATAAGGGTGGAAGTATGATTTGGTCTGGAACAACTGTTAAGATTCCAGGCGGAGGATCGGGCGGTGGTAGTGGCGGTGGATTTGGAATGCAGATGGCTGCCATGGGTGGACTAATTAATCCAATGAAGTTTGCGCTTGGCGGTTTTGCAAAGGGTACTGATACGGTCCCAGCAATGCTAACTCCAGGAGAGTTTGTTATGAGTAAGTATGCTGTAGATGCTCATGGTGTAAATACAATGAAGGCAATAAATAGTGGTCAGCCAACTGGCGGGGCAGTGTATAATAATACATATACATTAACTGTTAATGCAAAGACAAATGCTAATCCAAATGAAATTGCACAGGCAGTAATGTCAACAATCAAGCAGGTTGACGATAGAAGAATCAGGGGGATTGGAATAAATGGTAGATGATCCAAGGTTCGCCTATATGCAAAGCCGTAAAAGATACAACAGGCCTAGCGGTATGCTCTGGTCTGAAAACTCGGGCACCCTGATAAATGGTTTGTATATTCCTCAAGGATACGAGGTTGGAGCAGCAGCAGACGGGGTAGACCCAGAACTAACAGACCAATTCTTAATGCTTACAGATGACAATAGGTCACCACTTGATTTCTCAGATGAGCGCATCGAAAAGCGTGAGCGAATGATAAATGGTCGTATGAGATCATATCACACTGCAGACAAAATGAAAATTAGCACCAGTTGGAATATGATACCTTCTAGGTCTCACTCTAATGTTCCAAGTTTTAATATAACAACTGGAAAGTCGCCACACACATCATACACAACAGACGGTGGAGCAGGTGGAGCAGATATGCTTGAGTGGTATGACGGTCACAAAGGATCTTTCTGGGTATTCCTAGCATATGACAGAAAAGGAATTTTTAAGGGAACAGAGGCTCCTTATGATCACCTATCCCAGTATAACCAACTTGTAGAAATGTTTATATCAAGTTTTTCATACTCTGTAGAAAAAAGAGGCGCCAACTTTGATTATTGGAATGTCTCAGTTACCTTGGAAGAGGTATAATGTTTGAGGACAAAGACTTACAAAATTTCTTAGAAACATCTTCAACAATAAGAAATAAGTCAATCATAACTGCTGAATGGAATATGAATATTCCAACTAATATTAAGCATATAGGAAACTATCGATATAGACCTACACAGTCTGGATCTGTATACTCTTCTTTGCCTAGTAGTTTTGATGTTAATGATGCTGGAAATTTTTATACAGGAGCAACCGATGCAGATATTATTATAGATGGAGAGTTTGATAACAATGATATTCCAACAACATTTTTAACTAAGAAAGAAAAATTGCAAACTCTTTATTCTTTAGAAGATTGCTTTGGTCAGTTTAGACCAAGATCGGGAATCAATAAAGCAGTCTTCTTTGAAAAAGGAAAATTACATCACCCAAACTTATTTATGGCAGATAGACCTAGATACTACATGCCAGACAAAAATGACAAGTTTAAGTACTGGACATCATACAGAACAGAATCTGGAGAGGAGTACGGGGTAGCGTCAAAAGTTCGTGATTCTCAGTATTCAATAGAAGATGCCTGCCCATTCATTGTATATAAAAAAAAGATTCCAACAAATAGAGTGGTTGTAAAAATGCAAACACATACTGGAACTGAAAATCTTGGACCATTCTCTTCATCAACTGGTGCATATGCAGATCCATTTTATGGAGAACTAAATCAAAAGACTCCAAGCAAGTGGAAGATTCAGTTCTTAAGAGATGGTAATTGGGAAAACGTTGTATCTTTTAACCCAGCAGTAACAAGAAGAGACGGAACTCCTATCATTAAGAGCGACGGATATGTTGAAATTGCTTACGGATTAATCGTCCCAGAAGAGTGGAGATCAAATTTTGTTATTGCAGAAACATATACAAGTATTTCATTGCTTCCAGAACAGTCAGTAATTGGTTATGCTTATTTAATTAAACCAAATAAAGACGAACTAGGCGCTTACCATATTTGGGACGGTACACAGTATGTGGTAAAAATACCAACATACGGGTGGTACATACAAGATGAGACAGTAGATAGATTAACTAACTTTGTAACAGATGCAACGTCTCCAGATGTATTTGTAAAAACACTTGACAAGAAAGAACAGTTTAGAGAGTTTGAGTATATAAGCGGGGTAAGACTTGTAGTAGAAACTATGAACACGAAAGACGCTACATTTGATCTTATTGAAATCTCTCCAAGACTTGTGATGAATGTTTCTGATAAAACAATTGACTACTCTATTAATAAGAGTGCATCAGACCTAGGACTTTCTGGTTTGCCAGTAGGACAACTAATTGCTTCTAATGGAAGCATAACTCTTTTTGATCATGATCAAGCATTTAATACTAATAACAAAAATAGTATCATTGCTAAATATATTTCAAGGCATGTTCAGTTTAAATTTTATGAGGTAATTGTTGATGTTGCTGGATGGGACTACTATGTTCCGATAAAAGCATTGTACTCAGATGCGTTTCCAAAACAAGACTTAATGTCAAAGCATGTGTCTATATCATTAAGAGATATGTATTGGTATTTAGAATCACTAACTGCTCCAGAGATATTGATGACTGAGGTTTCTGTTAGTTCTGCAGTTTCTTTGCTACTAGACCACATAGGGTTTTCTAACTATACGTTTAGAAGAGTTGCAAATGAAAAAGAAATTATCATTCCATACTTTTTTGTTGGGCCAAACACTAGCGTTGCACAGGTTCTTCAAGACTTGGCAGTTTCAACTCAGACAGCAATGTTCTTTGATGAGTACAATAACTTTGTTATGATGAGTAAAAATTATATAATGCCAACAATAGAAGAAAGACCGACAACTTTTGATCTTAAGGGTACAAAAGATTTTGTAGAAGATAGGGAAGTAAAAAACAAAACAAATAAGCCAAAGTTAGCAAATGTTATTTCTGTATCAACCCAGGATAGTGCGGTATATAATGATGGCGCAATTAATTACAGCACAAGATACATTCAAAGATCTATAGGATCATTAAGACAGGCAAGCCTTGTAGATGATGAAAGATACTACACATACAAACCAGCACTGTTATGGGAAGTTTCTGGTACACAAAATACCAAGTCAATAAATAATGAAGTGGCAACTCAATCTGCCTATGTGCTCAGCGCTATTCCTCTTAACTCGGATCTAACTGCTTCTGTACCAGAAGTAAAAAACAACATTGTGATTAATAATACATTTAGCCTTGGTGAAGCAGCCTACTGGATTACAAGATATAACGGATACTTCTATTCACAAGGAGAGATTATTAAGTATGATGCAGTTCAATATAATGTTTCTGGGTTTGGAAATGTATGGATAACATCAACTGAAGATTATCAAAACTATTTTGCAAAACTTCCCTTTAATGGAAAAATATATCCTACAGGTTTGGTTAGAATATACTCTGAGCCAAAGTATTTTGAAAAAGATGGCGTTGTTAAATTACAAAATGGAGACGTTCAAAAGCATGGCCGTGGACAGTTTGGAACTGAAGTTGTTGCACACTCTGCTGGAATATCTGACTACTGGAAATCTGACGATAACATTAAAGGATGTTCAATGTTCTCAGAATTCTTATTTGATCAAGACTTAGAGTCAGTAAGTATAGAAGTGACAATACCACCAGGAGCAACACAGGAAGAAATAAATTTTCTAAAGACTGCTGGTAAGATTACTCCAGAGGGATATTCTTCAGATGCAATCGCAAAGACAGCATCAAGAAGCGGAATTATAAAAAACTTTATGTCAACATCCTTTATTGGAGAAATTGCTACAGCAACTAAATCACAAACTGGAACACTGCAGTCTTCAGCATTATCATTAACTGGACCAAACTTTACAACTAAGCAAAAACCAAGAGACTTTATTTCATATGTACATAAAAACTTAAAAGATAAAAAGTACAAGCATTTCGGAACAAGAATGAGAATTGTTGGAAAGATTGAAAACAATGAAGACAGAGGTCAAACATCTAATGGTTCCTCAACATTTTATGTTGTTAATGGTAGCACCCCAGATAAAAATATTAATATTTCTGGAGGATCTGGCGGTCTTGCCTTTATGCTTAACCCAACAACAAATGTTGGATATTACTTTGAAATAGCAGCGCTAGGAATAGGAAATCTTTCTGAAGAAGAAAGGCAGGGCGTTAGCAATGTTTTCTTTTATAAGATAAAGTCTAATAATGGAACTGCAATCCCAGTACCTATTTGGCAAGGCCTTGGAGAAATCACTGTGGATGATGGTAAGTTTACTGGTCAGGCAAGAATAGTCGCTGAAGAAAATGCAACGGTATATGATTTAGCAGCAGAGTATGAAGATATTGGAAGTACAAGAAGATTCTATCTGTATCTAAATGGCCAACTAATTAAGACAATAGACGACACAGATCCTCTACCAGCGTACTCAGACGTTGCACTATTTACACGAGGATCTTCAAGAATTATGTTTGAAAATGTCTATGCATTGTGCAATAACTATTCTCAGAATACAACATTTTCTTTAGGTGCCCCAGTCAACTCTGTATTCGGAGACTCAGACATAAACGCTAATGAGTCTTTTAGAAAATACTCTATTAGTGGATTAATTCAAAATACATACTTGGCAGGCATAGGAAATTCAGAAGCACCAAAATACAACATATACTTTGAGGAGTTTGGTAGCATAATGAGAGAGGCAGCCACTTTTAATTTTAAATATGATAAAGCCTTTCCAGCACTAACTGCAAAGATTTCTCCAACATTTAATAAGATAAAGGGATATGTTGTTTCTGGATTTAGAGCAGGATCCTATGGAGCAGAGTTTATGGTATTTAATGCAACAGATACAGCAATTAGTTTGGACGAGACAACTGGTAACTATTTAAGAGTTCAAGGAATAACATTTACACAGCAATCTGATAATAGATTAACCGTTGATGACTATTATAATAAAAACACACTTACTTCAAATCCCCAGTTTGTTGGAGAAACTTTAATATCAAACCCATATAAGTTTAAGCAAGACTATCAAGACATAAAGTTAAGCAGAATGACATACGGTAAAAAAGATTTTTCATTAGATACTCCATACATTCAGTCTTATGATGAGGCAAACAGTTTAATGAAATGGCTTATTGAAAAAATAGCAAAGCCAAGAAGATCTGTTGGTGTTAAGGTGTTTGCAATACCAACCTTACAACTGGGAGACATTGTGACCCTTGACTATGAAGAAAACGGAGTATCTATGGCATCCCCTTCATCAAGCAGGTTTGTAATCTATAACATTGATTATTCCAAGAGTGTAGATGGACCAGATATGACATTATTTTTAAGTGAGGTGGTCTGATGAGATACCTAGGACTCATGACAGATGGCGGTGGAGAAACTGTATCACCAAACACTACGGCCTCACTTCCAGTGCCAAATGCTACGGCCTCACTTCCATTGGTAGACAATGCAGCATCTCAAAGTGCTTCATTAAAGTCAACTGTTAATGCCATAAAGATTGCAACCCCTGACTTAATAATAAGAGATTCAGAGGTTATGTCTATTGAAATAATGACAGACCTAATATTTGAAGATATTGGTGGTCAAGAACTTGCAACAATATCCAGACACGACCTGGTCAATGGTCAAAAAGTAGTCTATGCCCCTATTAAAAATTTAACAGATCTTTATCTACAGTACAACCCAAATAATATTTTAAGACTACAGCAGTCTGACTCATTCTTTAAGTCTTTGTCTATTGCAATAATGGACCACCTTCCAGTTTGTGGAAATGGTTATGACATAATTGAGAACCCTCTTGAGCCAGATAAAAACAAATGGACAAAGGTTCCAAACTGTAAGTCTATATATATTGATCCCATAAGCGGAGACCTAGTGATAAACCTTATAAACCTAAAAGATGGGGTTCAGGCAGAGGTTCAGTTATTGACAAGTGGAGAAATTTATGATGCTACAATATATAATGGAGGAAATTAAATGATAACAAACACAGGGAAAAATATTCTAGCCAAGTATCTTGTTGGTCAAACACCATCATATGCTTCTCATATTGCTGTTGGGTGTGGTCCAAAGCCACTAACACAAGATGGAACTCTTCCAGATTTTTCAGATAAAAAGTCACTTGACTTTGAAATGTTTCGTGTGCCTATAATCTCAAGAGGCTTTGTGGATGAGTCTGGGGTATCAAAAGTAGTACTGACAGCAGAACTTCCAACACAAGAACGATATGAAATTACAGAGGTAGGTTTATTCTCCGCTGCATCAAACCCTGCTGCAGGAGCATTTGATAGTAAAAACATTTACTCATTTTCTGATTCTGAATCCTGGAAATATTCTTCTCAGGGTAAAGAGATACCAGTCATATATTCACCACTAGATGATAGACTTGTCAATATTACTGGAGCAGTAGCATCTGGAGTAAACGTAACATATACAACGGACGCAGCCCATGGGTTTTCCGCTAACAACAACACCAGGGTTTCTATTTCTGGAATTTCTCCAAGCAGTTTTAATCTTACAGATAAAGAGATTGTGTCTGTTCCATCCCCAACAACCTTTACATTAGTGGCAGACGCTGCAGTTGTTGGTACATTTAAATCTGCTGGGTATTTAATTAATGATGTTGATACAAACATTATCAATCAGATATATCCAGTTTTTCAAACAAATGCAGACAATAAAATTTTTACTAATGAAAACAGAGTAGATAGACATGAAAGATGTAGATTCTTAAATAACATTCTTATAATGTCAGGTAACACATCTACAATATCTGTAGAATCTGACGACCATCTACTTGCAGCAACTGGATCAGAGTTTGTACAGTTAAACGGAACGACAGTAGATTTTAGCAAAAACTCTCCAGCAGATGAACTTAGATTGGCATTTTCTGTGGTCAATAAGGTTGGTAACGCACAAACACTACCAACATCTGTTAGAATTATTGTTGAGTTTTCTTCTACTGGTACATTTAAAACTGGTAAGTGGGCACTTTTTGAAGCAGTCGTGACTAGTGCAGACAATGATTTTTCAACAAATAGGTATTTGGTTGTATCAAAGCAACTTCAAGAACTTCAGAAGAGTGCAGACTTCTCGTGGGCAGAAATAAATACTGCTAGAATTTATGTTTCTGTTACAAAGGATGGAAACAATACTCCAACATCTGACTTTTATGTTTGCTTGGATGGATTTAGGCTTGAGAATATTAACTCAACAAACTCTGTTTACGGTTTAACTGGATACTCTGTAATGAGAACTCCAAATGCAAAAACAATTATTAAGTCAGCAAATACAACAAACTATATTGAGTTCAGATTTGGTTTGGATGTGTTATAGTGGCAGATGCAGGAATTAAGAATGTTATAGTTAAAAAAGAACTTTTAGGAAAAGTCTCATCAGAAAATGGCAGAGTTATAAGATTTAGGCTTGTTGCAGAAGACAAGAATAGAAAGTCTGCTTGGTCGCAGATCTTTATGATTAATGGACAGTTTGTTCAAGTTTTGCCAGGAGATATATCTGTAATTGGAAATTTAGTATTAGTAAACTGGTCTAATGGTTCAAATCCAGCAGACCAAACAAAGTATGATGTTTTTGTTCAATATGATTCCAGCGCTACATTCACACACATTGGAACACCAACTGGCACAAGCCTTTCATTTTTAAAAACTGGCACTCCTCAGACAATAAGGGTATTAGTACAATTAGCATCAACAAAACCACAGGCAATAGTGGGAACTCCAACAGCAGGCAAAACTATCAAAATTTTTGACTCAGGAATTAGAAACGCAACCACAGGGTCTCTGGTATAATTAGAGTATGGCAATATTACCTGTACCAGAAAGAGGCCAGCCTCTAGACGTAACATATATCTATCAGATTGTTAAGGCTATTAATGATTTATCTTCACAGATTTCTACTTCAACAAACAAATATGTCTCTGTAGACACAACAACATCAGGTAAGCAAAGCGTAAAGATTTCAGAGGCCCGTATAATCGGTGGATATGTCCAAGTTACAACAAGTACAACACAGATTGCAGGATCGTCTAAGACGTTCTCTTATGACTTTTCAACAGACTTTAAGTTTGCCCCAATTGTAACAGCGACCCCTATTAACGTAGGAAACACTGATGCTGGAAAAGATGTCACGGTAACTATAAATAGTATATCAACTTCTAGAGTAGAAGGAACGGTTAAGTTTAATACTGGAGGAGACACAAGCGTTGGGCTTAACTTGATAGTAGTTGGAATACCCAACTAATGATGTCATGTAAAAAGTGCAAAGGAAGAATGTTTCTAGATAGGCAATATACCGAGATTAATCATTTAGAAGTATACTGTATGAGTTGTGGGTTTAGAGTATTTTTTCATCCACCTAGCCAAACTTTGGAGGGACAATGGTTACTAAAAAGGGAACTATTGAGAGCGAAAAATACAATGAGTCACCTGTAATACCAGGGAACAAGAAGGTTTGGTTTCTTAATAAAGACTTAGTTAGAATACATCATTACAATCATTCTAATGGAATCATGTCTGTTTATAATATTACAAAAGATCAAATTGAAAGTTGTTTAATTAGTGATTTTAAAAATAAAAGAGAACGAGCATATACTGTAGGACAGACTGCTGATTTAGTTAATCGTCACAAAAAATATATGCCATCACTAATGAAACGAGGAGTCATTCCATTTCCAACGGGGTCTCAAAAGGGTGGGGCAAGAGGTTTCCAAGTAAGGTCATACTACTCAGAATCGCAAGTAAAAGAGATCCGTGATATACTTGCTTCATACCATATTGGCAGACCAAGAAAAGATAAGTTAATTACTAATGATATTACGCCTAGTAAACAAGAGTTGACACGAAGAATGGGCGATGGTATACTTACATATAGGAAGACAGAAGATGGGAGATTTATTCCAATCTGGAATGAATCTATTTAGCGAAGGGTATAAAATGGAAAACGAAGAGACAAAAGTATCCGTTACACTAGGATACACGCTTAACCTTGGCAACTTTCAATCACTAAGACTTGATCTTGGAGTTGTTGATTCAAAGCGCAATGGAGAAAATACAGATCAGGCTTTTGAGCGTGTCTACAAGTTTGTTGAAGATAAACTTACAGATAAGATCAAGGAAGCACAAGAAGAGGCTGCCGAAGCATAATGGCAGAGCGCAAAGATCCGTCTGAGCGCAGAGATACTTTTGCACTACTCAGTCGTTATAACAAACTTTATTTGCAAAGATATGAAAAAGAGTCTGGTTTAAACATGCATGCTGAGCAATGGGCTTCAGGTAATCTTATCAAGTCTTATAAACTTCAGTTATGCTATGATTTACTTGATTATTATTTTACTGTTTCTGAGTATCCTAATTGGAATGACTTTGCATACAACGCTGGTAAAATTTTTAAGGCAAGGTTAGATAAAGAAAAAGATGATAAAGAAAGAGCAGAGCGTAGACGAATGGCAAAGGAGTGGCTAAGTGAATAATACAGAGTCAAAACTAATTACGGCAGTCCTTAAAGATAAGCAGATGCATGTTCTTCTTCAAGCCAATGTTGATAATCTTCTAAGAACCCACGGAGATATCTGGGAGTTTATTCGTTTATACTTTGAGGCAAATGCTACATTGCCACCACAAGAATTAGTTACAGAAAAGTTTAGAGACTTTGAACCAGTAGCAGGGGTTGGAGCAACAAAGCATCATCTTGAAGAACTTCAAGGAGAATATTTAAATGATAGTCTAAAAGATATTCTTAGATCCGCAGCAACAAATGTACAAAACAACCAAGGCAGTATTGCCCTAAACGATCTTATTACAAAGACCTCAGAGTTAAAAAAGAACACCGCTGCTATTCGTGATATTGATGTCACAGACCTAGAGTCTGCAGTTGCTTACTTTGAAAATGTAAAGAAGCAACAGGCCCTAGGACATATTGGCATCAAGACTGGCTTGCCAGGATTTGATAACTACTTGCCATCTGGAATTATGCCAGGGCAGTTAGGAGTCTTCTTGGCATACCCAGGTATAGGAAAGTCTTGGTTAGCCCTGTACTTCGCTGTGCAGGCCTGGAAGCAGGGTAAGACACCCCTTGTAATATCCCTTGAGATGTCAGAGACAGAAGTAAGAAACCGTGTATTTACTATTATGGGCGAAGGTCGCTGGTCACATAGAAAGATTAGCAATGGCGAGATTGAGATTGACATGCTAAAGGAATGGCATGCAAAGAATCTTGCAGGCAAGCCAGAGTTTCACATCATATCAAACGATCAAGGTGGAGAGATCAACCCTTCTGTTCTTCGTGGAAAAATTGATCAGTATAAGCCAGACTTTGTAATCGTTGACTACCTTCAGTTAATGGCTCCTAATCAGAAGTCAGATAATGAAACGGTACGAATGAAGAACCTTTCAAGAGAACTTAAACTAATGGCTATTGGTGAAGAAGTTCCTATTATTGCTATATCATCTGCAACACCAGATGACGTTAACGACCTCTCTACTGTACCTACACTGGGTCAAACAGCATGGTCTAGACAGATTGCCTACGATGCTGACTGGGTACTTGCTCTAGGGCGTGGAACCAATAGCGATATTATTGAATGTGCCTTTAGAAAGAACCGTAATGGATTTATGGGAGACTTCCTAGTTCAGTGCGATTTTGACAAGGGATACTATAGATACAAAGACTTTGAAGATAAGTAGTTATAATATGATATGTCAGAAAAAAGAGAGAACCTGCCACCAACGTTCTACCATCATAAGCCCATAAAAAGGTTTTATCTTGATGGGATCATTCACGATGATTCCATGATCGGCAGACTCAAAGTAGAATACATAAGATTGTTAGTCTCAGAAATGAAACTAAGCGGGTATGTGCCAAGGATTGACCTTGACCCAGACTTCACAATAAGATATAATAGTAACAAGAACTTTTACGAATTTGAATTATCGATACAGGCAGTTTACGCAGGGAAGAGGAAAAGCGAATGGATAGCAGGTATAGACGGAACCAATCCAATCTTTATACCGCAGACCAAGTCCGAAGAGTCCTTACAGGATCGGGTATAGACATTGAGTCTGACTTGTCAGATAACTATATAATTTTTTGTCCCTTCCATAATAATCACAGAACCCCAGCAGGAGAAGTACACAAGTTAAACGGTTTGTTCTTTTGTTTCTCTTGCCAAAAGACAGCAGACCTTGTAGAGTTAATTATGCATACTTCTGGCAGAACTTATTTTGAAGGAGCCAGGTACATCAAGTCAAAAGAAAAGTTAAGCAATCTTGTTGATGATATTAATAAGAGCCTTGTGGTAGAAGAAGAGTTTAAACAGTTTGACATTGACATACTAAAAAGACTTTATAACAATTTACTTTTGCTAGATAGGCCAAAGAATTATTTTAAATCAAGACATATTGAGGTGCAGTCTTGGTCAAAATTTTCTTTAGGTTATTCAGATAAGCAGGATATGGTAACCGTTCCAGTACACAGTCCAGATGGAATTGCAATTGGGTTTGTTGGTAGGTCTATTGAAGGAAAAGATTTTAAGAATACTCCAGGTCTTCCAAAGAGCAAGACACTTTTTAACTTGCACAGAGTTAAGAAATCTGATAGAGTGTATGTAGTGGAATCATCATTTGATGCAATTAGGCTTGACCAGGTAGGTCTACCAGCCGTTGCAACCCTAGGGGCAAATGTATCAAGTTCACAAATAGAATTGCTTCAAAAGTATTTCAATAACATTATTGTTATTGCTGATAATGATGAGGCAGGAGGAAACATGAAAGATAGAATAGTTGAAAAACTTTCTTCTCGTGTTTCTGTTATTAAACTAAATAATGAGTATAAGGATATTGGTGACATGCCAGATGAAGAACTTAAGAACTTGGAGTTCCAGTTTGACAAATCTATATCACTTATGCTAAACTAATATAACAAACAAAGGAGAAATAATATGAGCGTAGTAAAGGGACTCAAAAACATTAATGCCCTGCTCGACAAGCCAAAGTATGAAAACGACGGGCCAAAGTTAAAGTGGCTAAAACTAGCAGACGGTCAGTCTGTAAAGATCCGATTCATTGAAGAACTCGATGAGGATTCTGCAAACTATAATGAAAAGCGTGGATTAGCACTTGTTGTTAAAGAGCACGTAAATCCAAAGGACTACAAGCGCAAGGCTGTAGACACACTGGAATCTGAAGGCCGTGACTGGGCAGAAGAAATGCACCGCAAGGATCCAAAAGCAGGTTGGCGTGGTCGCCTTCGCTTCTATTGCAACGTATTAGTTGACGATGGAATTGAAGCACCGTATGTTGCAATCTGGTCAATGGGTATCAGCAAGCAGTCATCATTCAATACAATTCGTGAGTATGCACTAGAAACAGGTAGCATCTCAAACGTACTGTGGAAGTTAAAGCGTAATGGTCAGGGTACTGAAACTAATTACACACTTATTCCATCAGCACCAGACAAGGAACCATTTGATTGGAAGGCAATTGAGCCTTATCCTCTTGAGTCAGCACTTAAGAAGATTCCTTATGCCGAGCAAGAAGCATACTATTTGGGCTTTGATGGTCCATCTGTAACTTCATCTACCAACGCAGATTGGTAATATGAATTACGTAGGCTTACATGTCCATACCCATTTTAGTTTATTTGATGGGATTGCTACTCCAGAAGAATACGTGAACCGTGCAGTTGAGTTAGGGATGCCAGCAATTGCCATCACTGACCACGGTACTTTATCTGGGCATAGGGAACTGCACCGTATTGCAAAAGCAAATGGCATTAAGCCAATTCTAGGTCTAGAAGGATACATGTGTGCAGACATATCTGATACAAGAGATAAGTCTGAAAGAGAAGGTCAACAAGATCTTGTCTACAATCACATTATCCTTCTAGCCAAGAATCAAATTGGTTTGGAAAATCTAAATAAGATCAGTGAGTTATCTTGGACAGATGGTTTCTTTAAGAAGCCACGATTTGATTTTACTATTTTGGAAAAATATAAAGAAGGAATTATCGTAACCTCTGCATGCCCAAGCAGCGTACTTGTAAAGGCATTAGAAGAAGAAGAGTTCGCTCTTGCCAAGAAGTATATCTCTTGGTTCAAGGAACGCTTTGAAGATGACTACTATATTGAAGTCATGCCTCACAATGAAGCACACATTAATAAATATTTAATTGAACTTGCAGATGAGTTCGGCATTAAGGTTGTTGTAACACCAGATTGCCATCATGTTGATTCATCTCAAAAAGAAGTTCAAGAGTTTAAGTTGCTTATGAACACACACGGCAAGTTTGTAAAAGATACAACATACGAAAAGTCAAAGAAAAAAGGCAACATGATGGAACGCCTTGACTACCTATATGGCGAAGATCGTCAGATAACATTTAATAAGTTTGATATCCACCTGCTATCTTACGAAGAGATTAAAGCATCCATGGAATCGCAGGGTATTGATCGACCAGACATCTATTCAAACACAATCCTATTAGCAGAGACAGTAGGAGACTATGGCATCCAAGAAGGACTAAACCTACTACCAGTCCAGTACAAGAGTCCTGATAAGGAACTTGCAAAGGCTGCGCTAGAAGGTTTGGCAGAGCGTGGTTTGTCAGAAAACCAAGAGTATCTTGATAGGCTTGATGAAGAGTTAAAGATTATTAAAGATAAGAAGTTTGCTCCATACTTCCTTGTTGTAAGTAACATGATCAACTGGGCAAAGAAGGAAGAGATTATGGTAGGTCCAGGTCGTGGTTCTTCTGCTGGTTCTCTTGTTTGCTATGCACTAAAGATTACAGACATTGATCCTATTGAGCATAATCTTTTGTTCTTCCGTTTTATTAATCCAGAGCGTAATGACTTCCCAGATATTGATACAGATATTCAGGATACTCGTCGTGAAGAAGTAAAAGATTATCTTGTTAGACAGTATCGACATGTTGCATCTATTGCTACCTTCCTTGAGTTTACTGGCAAGGGAATTGTTAGAGATGTTTCACGAGTATTAAACATTCCTCTGTCAGATGTTAATAAGGTTTTAAAGACTGTAGACTCATGGGATGATTTCTGTACATCGAAATCAACATACGAATTTCGTGAGAAGTATCCAGAAGTAGAAGTATACGGAGAGCAACTTCGTGGTCGTATTCGTGGTACAGGTATTCACGCAGCAGGTGTAGTAACAAGTAAAGAACCAATCTTCAGATACGCACCACTCGAAACAAGATCCGCTACTGGTTCTGATGAAAGAATTCCTGTTGTAGGTGTTGACATGGAAGAAGCCGAAAGAATTGGTTTAATTAAGATTGACGCTTTGGGTCTTAAGACTTTATCTGTTCTTAAGAATACAATTGACATAATTAAAGAGCGAGATGGAAAGAAGATTGACCTTCTTAAGATCAAAATGGATGATGCAAATGTTTATCAGATGTTATCAGATGGTTATACAAAGGGTGTGTTCCAGTGTGAAGCAGCACCATATACAAACCTTCTTGTTAAGATGGGAGTTAAGAACCTAAATGAACTTGCTGCATCAAATGCTCTAGTTCGTCCAGGTGCAATGAATACTATTGGAAAAGACTATGTTGATCGTAAACATGGTCGTCAAAATATATCTTATACACACCAAGTACTAAAGGAATTTACGGAGGACACTTATGGCTGTATTCTTTACCAGGAACAAGTTATGCAAGCATGCGTACACCTTGGCGGTATGTCCATGTCGGAAGCAGACAAAGTTAGAAAGATCATTGGAAAGAAAAAAGATGCTAAAGAATTTGATCAGTTTAAAGAGAAGTTCGTAGAAGGTGCATCAAAGTTTATTGCTCCCAACGCTGCTCGTGATCTATGGCATGACTTTGAGGCTCACGCAGGGTACTCATTTAACAAGTCACACGCAGTAGCATACTCAACGCTATCCTATTGGACAGCATGGCTAAAGTATTATTACCCACTTGAGTTTATGTACTCAGTGTTAAAAAATGAAAAGGATAAAGATGCAAGAACTGAATACCTTATTGAAGCAAAAAGAATGGGCATTAGCGTTAAGTTACCTCACATTAACGATTCGGATATTGATTTTAAAATTGAGGGTAAAGGCATTCGGTTTGGACTCAGTGCTATCAAGTTCATATCTGACAAAATTGGTGAACGATACATATCGGCACGACCATTTAGTTCGTACAAAGAACTTGAAGAGTTTACATTTACCAAGGGTAACGGAGTAAATAGCCGTGCTCTTCAAGCGCTAAGAGCAATTGGGGCAGCAACATTTAATGATAATCCTAGAAATGATCAGGAGATTAAAGAGAACCTTTATGAGTATCTAAACCTTCCAGAGTTTAATATTACAATCCCTTCTCACTACTATGCATTTATTCAGGACATTGTTGACTTTGAAGAAAAAGGATCATACATTTTTATGGGTATGGTAAAATCAATTAAGCGAGGAACAGGATGGTCACGAGTTGAAGTTTTGGACAAAACTGGCAGTGTCGGTATATTTGACGATGAAAATACAACTATTGAGACGGGTCGTTCTTATCTTATCTTGTGTAATGATAACAGGATTGTATCTTTCATACCGTCTGACGAAATAAAAGAATCGTCTCATGCTCTTGTAAAGTTCTTAAGTTACAAGCAGTTGCCATACAAAGATGATGAAATGTTTGTAGTTTCTTTTAAACCAAGAATTACAAAGACAGGAAAGAAGATGGCATCTCTTACCCTTGCAGACACAAGCAGAGACCTACATTCTATTACAGTTTTCCCTACATCTTTTGCAAAGGCGTATATGCATATTGAAGAAGGAAAATCCTACAAGTTTGATTTTGGCAAGACTAAAGACGGAACCGTAACATTGGAGGATGTACATGTCAGTTAGTATAGAAGAAGCGTTAGCACAACTTGATCCTAAGTTAAGGAAAAGACTTGGAAGCGGAGTTGGTATTAACTATGAGTACCAGGCAACCCCTAGTTTTGGTTTAAACCGTGCTTTAGGTGGAGGCCTACCCTACGGAAGACAAGTTCTTATCTGGGGCTCCAAGTCCTCTGCAAAGTCTTCTATGTGCCTTCAGATGATTGCTCTAGCCCAAGCCGAAGGTAAACTATGTGCATGGATTGATTCAGAAATGTCATACTCAGAAGAATGGGCTAGAACTCTTGGGGTAGATCCAGAAAAACTAATCTACTCACAAGCAAGAACTATTAGTGACATGGTAGACGTAGGCGTTGGATTAATGAATGCAGGCGTTGACTTAATCGTGGTAGACTCTATTACATCAATGCTTCCAGCAATCTATTTTGAAAAAGATACAGATGAAATGAAAGCATTAGAAAACACTAAACAGATTGGAGCCGAATCCCGTGACTTTAGTAACGCATGGAAAATGCTTAATTATGCTAACAACAAGGTTAAGCCTACTCTTCTTGTTCTTATTTCCCAGTCTCGCAATAATATTAATGCTATGTATACTAGCCAGCAGCCTTCTGGCGGTCAGGCTACTAAGTTTTATTCTTCTTGCATTGTTAAGTTATTTAGTTCCGAGTCCGACAATCAAGCGATTAAAGGAAAAATTAAGGTAGGAGATAAATTAATTGAAGAAAAAATTGGTAGAACTATTAAGTGGGAACTACAGTTCTCAAAAACCTCTCCAGGGTTTCAATCTGGCGAGTATGATTTTTATTTTAGAGGTGATGATATTGGTCTTGACACCATCGGCGATCTTGTTACTACTGCTGAACTAAACGGTATTGTAGAGCGAACAGGTGCTTGGTACATCCTTCCTGATGGATCAAAAGTCCAAGGCAAAGAAGCATTTGTTAATAGAGTGCGAGAGGATCTTGACTTGCAAGAATCAATCAAGGCTAAACTGAATGGCTAATTTTACTGTATATAAAGGCGAGTGGGTTTGTCATACATGCAAGACTATTGTGCCAACATTAAGATGCTATGCAGATGAAAAAATGTTAAGTTGGATGTGTAAAGATAAGCATTTGACAAAGGTTTATCTAGGAAGAAGAAAGAAGAGCGACTTTGACGGAGAAGAGTGAGTCTAAAAGAATAGGTGCTAAACAGCATAAGAACTCTGGAAGAAATACTCAAAAGGGCGACGCTTCTTGGAAAAACTTTGTTGTAGACTTTAAAGAGGTTGGAAAATCTTTTACATTAAATAAAGAGGTTTGGGCAAAGGCTACTACTGATGCCATGAAGAACGGAAAAGACCCAGCCATAGTAGTCGTAATGGGCGAGGGTAACTTTAAAGTAAGACTTGCTATAATTGAGATGAGCATATTAGAAGATCTAGTGGAGGAATAATGGAACAGCAACAAACAACGATAGAAATGGTCAATGGTTTGGCAGAGATAGCGGACTATATGCAGGATGAGGAGTTGACAACTGCCTTAACATTCATTGCTAAGATTATTATAAAGCCAGACATTCCTTTGAATGTAGCACATATAGAGATTGTAAGGCTTCAAGCAATTGCAGCAAAGATGGCTTTTAAAGCAACTTGGATGGCAAATGTGGACAAGTCAGATAGAGGCAAAAAGAATCTTTATTATACGGCAGCAGAGTCGTTAAATAACTTGGTGTCTGCACTAAAGTACATAACCCGATAATCTGCTATACTTATACTAATAGAAACGAGAAATGATGACGAAGAATTTATTGCATACGGTAATGATAAAGCCAGAAGAAAAGCCAATTCACCCCATCGATATTGCTGGGCTTGAGGCAAAGATTAAAGAAGGCTATACGATTACTCGTGTAGATAAGCATACAACAAAGAAGACTTTTGCTCCATCAACTATTGCCTACGGGCATGGTGAGTGTGCTCGATACTGGTACCTTGCTTTTGATGGGCAGATGTTCGAAGATAATGCAGATGCTTATAGCGCAGCCAATATGACTGCAGGAACTCTATCACATGCAAGAATTCAAAACGCAATGCTAAACGCTGGAATAGCAAAAGTTTATCGTGATGAAAATAACGAAGCCACCACAGAGTTCAAGATTACAAATCAAGATCCTCCTATCTTTGGATATGGAGATGTCATGTTTGATTGGCAAGGCCAAGAACTCATTGGTGAAATTAAAACAATGATGAACGAAGGGTTTGAATATAGAAAGGCATCAGGCAAGGCCAAGACTGGTCACTTAATGCAGTTGCTTATCTATATGAAGATCTTAAAGAGACCAGTTGGTGTAATGATTTATGAAAATAAAAATAATCATGAACTCCTTTTGATCCCTGTAGATGTAAACGATCATTACCGTCGGTGGGTAGACCAGGCATTTGATTGGATGAGACTAGTTAGAAAGACATGGGAAGATAGAACCCTGCCAAACAAAAACTATAGATCAAACTCCAAGATATGCAAGTCATGCCCAATTAAAAAAGCATGTGAGTCTGCAGGTCCAGGCGTGTTAAAAATAGCACCCTTGGAGATTCTCGGTGAACAATTGTAAATGCTGCGACAACAACTTTGAGCCAACAGTATCCTATCAGATATACTGTTCTACAAACTGTAGAGACATCGCAACAAAAGAAAAGATTGCAGCAAGGTATCTTCAATCTAAAAGACAAAAAAGAAAAGGCAAGACAAGACTTTGTAAGTCCTGTTCTACACCACTTTCTATATACAATGATGATCCAGTTTGCTCATCTTGCAGTGTAAACCCTGATGCAGTCCTTAAAGCAATAAAAGAAATAAAAGGAAAAATAAATGGTAAAAAATAAGTGGGGGCTAGAAATAAAACCACATAAAATTTGTGCTATTGACGCTAGTACTAACAGCCTTGCGTTTTCTTTGTTTGCTGGAGAAAACCTTGAGTCGGTTGGTAAGATTAGTTTTGAAGGAAACAATACCTACGAAAAGGTAATGGATGCAGGTAAAAAAGTAAAAGGATTTTTTGATATATACGGTGGATTTGAAGCAATAATTATTGAGCACACTGTGTTTATGAATAGTCCAAAGACTGCTGCAGACCTTGCTTTAGTTCAGGGAGCAATCTTAGGTGCTGCTGGTCAAACTGGAACAAAAGTAATAGGAACTGTTTCACCAATTACTTGGCAAAACTACATAGGAAACAAAAAAATATCAAAGGATGAGCAATTGTTTATTCGCTCACAACATCCTGGTAAATCAGTTTCTTGGTATAAGACCTATGAAAGAAACCTTCGTAAAGAAAGAACTATAAGATTTATTAATACAATTTATGATAGAACTATTATTGATAACGACGTTGCCGATGCCTGTGGCATTGGGCACTGGGCTATAAAAAATTGGGGTAAAGCAATTGGAATTGACAAATAGTATCATGGCTGCTAAACTATATACATCAGAAGTCTTTATGCGTAAGAGATATCTTATGGATAAGAAGACCCCAGAAGAGATTGCAAAGGAGTGCGGAGTGAGTCTAGAGACTATTTACGTATACCTTGCTAAGTTTGGATTAAGGAGATCAAAAAGATGAATAGAGTTGAAAAAGCGTTGGTAGCACTTGCTGTCACAGGCGCTGTTGGTTTTGCTTTTGCCTTTGCTGCGCTAAAAGGAATTCCAGAATCATTTGATTGGGAACTTGATGAAGAGGAATCCTATGAGTGACAATCTAAATATAACAGTTGATCAAGTTAATAACCCCTTACACTACACATCAGACCCATCTGGTATTGAGTGCATTGAGATAACTCGTCATCGTAATTTTAACATTGGTAATGCCTTTAAGTATCTGTGGAGAGCAGGACTTAAAGATGAAGCAAAGACTATACAGGATTTAGAGAAGGCAATCTTTTATATTAAGGATGAAATAAATAGACTAGAGGGAAAATATGTCAACTGAAGATGATCTAGTTAAGCACCTTGATCAAGTAAATCAGGTAGTAGAAGAATACCTTAAAGGTAATGACCCAACCGTAATCTCTAAGCAACTTTCAATACCAAGACAAAGAGTAGTAACTCTTATTAATGAGTGGAAAGTTATGGCATCTGCTAATGATGCTATCCGTGCTCGTGCCAAAGAAGCACTTGCTGCTGCTGATACACACTACAGTAAGTTAGTGTCTCGCACATACGAAGTTATTGATGAAGCATCAATGACAAATAATCTTAGCGCAAAAACTGCTGCAATTAAACTTGTTATGGACATTGAGTCTAAGCGTATTGACATGCTACAAAAGGCTGGTCTACTTGAGAATAAAGAATTAGCAGAAGAGATGATGGAGATTGAAAGAAGGCAAGAAGTCCTTGTCCTTATTTTAAAAGACATTGCATCAGAATACCCACAAATTCGTGATGAGATTATGCGTAGACTATCTTCATTTGCAAAAGACAACGAGGTGATTACAGTTGTCCACGATGTTCAATGAGTTTCTTGAAGTACTTAAGGATAACCATTTTCAAGAAACACCAGTAGACGCAAAGACATTTGTTGAGGGCGAAGCGTACCTTGGGCAACCTGGACTGTCTGATATTCAGTACGATATTGTAGAGGCAATGAGCCAGATCTATCGCAAAGAAGATCTAATTGATATAATGGGAGAAGAAGAAGGCACAAGATACTTCGAAAAATATACAAAGAATGAAATTATCCTGCAACTTGGCAAGGGATCTGGAAAAGATTTCGTATCAACAGTAGCATGTGCATATATTGTATACAAACTACTATGTTTGAAAGACCCAGCAAAGTATTTTGGTAAGCCAGCAGGAGATGCTATTGATTTAATTAACGTTGCTATTAACGCACAACAGGCAAAGAACGTTTTCTTTAAGGGTTTTAAATCAAAGATTGAAAGATCCCCATGGTTTGCTGGAAAATTTTATGCTAAAGCAGACTCAGTTGAGTTTGATAAATCAATTACGGTTTACTCTGGTCACTCAGAACGTGAATCACATGAGGGTTTAAACCTTCTTCTTGCAGTCCTTGATGAGATCTCTGGTTTTGCGTCTGAAGTTGGAACAGGTAATGAACAAGGCAAGACTGCTGAGAACATCTATAAGGCTTTCCGTGGATCAGTTGACTCTCGTTTCCCAGACCTTGGCAAAGTTGTTTTGCTTTCATTCCCAAGATACCCAGGAGACTATATCTCAGAGAAGTACGACGCAGTTGTTGCTGAGAAAGAAGTAGTTGAAAGAACGCACGAGTTTATCATTAACCCATTGCTACCAGATACAGACCCAAATAATAAGTTTGAAATTTCCTGGGATGAAGATCACATCATCTCATACAAATACCCTGGAGTATTCGCACTAAAAAGACCTACATGGGAAGTAAACCCAACAAGACAGATTGATGATTTTAAGATTGCTTTTATGACTGACCTTGGAGATGCAATGATGCGCTTTACATGCGTACCAACTTTTGCTTCTGATGCATTTTTTAAGCAACAGGAAAAAGTAAGAGCATGCATGACACTTAGAAACCCTGTGGATAACTTTAGAAGGTTTGATGAAGCATTTAAGCCAGATCCAACTAAGAAATATTATGTCCACGCTGACCTTGCCCAAAAGCACGACAAGTGTGCTGTAGCAATTGCTCATGTAGAAAAATGGGTAAACATACAAGTCATTAATAACTACGAACAAGTAGCACCGATTGTAATAGTAGATGCAGTGGCATGGTGGGAACCAAAGGTAGAAGGCCCAGTTAATCTTTCAGAAGTTAAACAATGGATTCAGAACCTTAGAAGAATAGGGTTTGATATTGGTATGGTTTCATTTGACCGTTGGCAATCATTTGATATTCAAAATGAATTAAAGCAGGTTGGAATGAAGACTGATACTGTTTCTGTTGCCAAGAAGCACTACGAAGATATGGCTATGCTTGTATATGAGGAAAGACTTGCTATGCCAGCAATAGATTTATTATTTGATGAACTAACACAGTTAAAGATAATGAAAAATGATAGAGTTGACCACCCACGCAAAAAGTCAAAGGACTTGGCTGATGCTGTGTGTGGGGCAATATTTGGAGCAATATCACATACTCCAAAAAATATAGACACTGAAGTAGAGGTTCACACCTTTAAAGATAGGCCAAAGACTCCAGAGGAGCAATTTGACCTGGAAAGTCGCAATGTGATACAATATAAACCTAGCCAAATAGCAGATATCCAAGACTATTTGGATGGATTAAAAACACTATAAACAAGGAGAAATAATGAATTCATTTAAGAAAATCGCTCTAGCCATGGTTGCAGCCATGACTCTGGGCACAATCGTAGCAACGCCTGCAAACGCTGCTGTAATGACAGTCGCTGTATCGCTTGACACTGTAGCAAACACTACAGCATCAGCAATCGCAACGCCTGCATCACTACCAGTCCCTGCAGACAACTCAGTAGATGCTGCTGACGCACTAAAGTTTATTGCAACAGTTGATGTTGGAACAAGCGTTTCAGTCGTAGCAACAAATGCAACAATCGTGTCTGCACTACACACAACTGCTGCACCAGTAGGAGCAACATCAGGATCATCATCTTTGACAATTGCAACTGGTACAGGAACAACAGCAACATTTTATGTCTACACAAAGACAACAGCAATTGGTACAGTTGTAATCACAAATCAGGGTACAACACTTACATACTACGTACAGGGAACTGCTGGTAAGATTAATACTCTTACAGTATCTGCTCCTTCTGCTGGTGCTGCTGGTACAAAGCAAGACATCTCAGTAACTGCAACAGATACATTTGGCAACAAGGTATCTGCTAAGTCAATCACTGCAACAGTGTTTG